GCGTTCTGGGATCGTGTCAAAGACCTAATCGGTATTGTCAAGCCAGGAGTAGACGCACTTGTGGCGCTAAGTCAATTTAGCTCTAAAATGACCTTCTCGGGTAAGGCATTTGCGGATGCGCTTGTCATTGTGGCGCAACAGCTCCGAGATGCGCTAGACGAAGTAGACACAGAGATAGATATGACGACTGCAATAACGTGGTGGGGCGAGGTTCTTGAGCTAATCGGGGTTGTCAAGCCTGGCATAGCAGCATTGGCAGAGCTAGGCAAGTTTACCAAGGTCTCAGGGCTAGAAAAGAAGTGGGGCGATTTTGAAGAGCAAATCAACTTCGTCGCCGTGCGCATATCTGGCCTTGCGGGAACGATGGACACCGAATATCTGCCAGACGCGACCGCCTTCCGTGACGGAATGCAGGCAATCCAAGAGCTATTCGCCGAGGGCATCGGATATTTGGGCGGCGTCGGGGTAGACGGGATCGGCTCTGTGCTCTTGGCGATAGACAGATTTAAGGTCAGTCTGTGGCACTTGATGGGTAGCCTGGGCGACGTGGTAAGCAGGGGCCTAACGGGGATACATGCTGCTATCTGGGCGGCCATACCGAGCGTGCATGAAGCGGGTTATGCTTATGGGCTGACTCTGGGCAACAGCATCGTGCAGGGCTACATGGCAGGAATAGGCCAACTGCCCGCTCTGCCAAGCGCGAACATACCGGCGAATGCGGCTTTGGCGGCAAGAGCACCGGCGGCTGGGAGCGCAACCAACAACAACGTCACGGTGAATATCGGCGACATAAACAACGGTCTCGATTGGGAAGGCGCTAATGGCCGAATCAGGCAGACCGTCCGCGACGCGATAAGAGGGGGATAGGATGGCAAACGTTCCGATATTTGAGATAACAGATGGAACGACAACGATCTCGCTAATGAACAGAACCGGCTTTGTGCTGCGCGATTGGAGCCCGTCCAGGCCCCAGTATAAAGGCGGCGGCGTGCGCATCAACTCGCCACTGGCAACCGGCTCTGCTTTGACAATGACCGAATACACAAACATTATAGACACGTTCGAGATAGTCAGCAAACATGCTAGCCAGGATTTGCTTATTCGCGAATCACAGGATGTTGATAGGCTTTTGCTAAAGGCAGTCAACTATTGGGTCGCGGACTGGCAGACCGATCCGGTATACCTCATAGCCAGGGGGCCGCAAGAGACGAACATCCGCTATGCCACGATCAAGAGCTACGCTATTCCCGGCACTACGAACCCCTATGCGCAGCCGTTCTTTAGCAACATTGACGATCCTGGCGACACGATGCTTCTGACCATCGAGCACGGCATCTGGCAAGCGGACATACCAGGATCGGCTACGTGTGTAGAGACAAGCGCGCAACAGGACTATTACAAGGTAGACGATGATATTTACTATCCAACGGAGAGCGCGGATGACTGCTTTGTAACGGTAGGGACGGCGGCGATAACTCTCGCGGGCGCTACCGATGCCTTCGGCGCCGATGCCGTCAATGGCTCTCTGCATAATGGTGTGCGCTTTAGGAGCGTCACAATACCGGTGGGGGCTACGATAGTATCTGCGTTCATACGTTATACTAGCAACAACGCCGATGCAAGCGCAACCTGCAATGCAGACCTATATGGCGAGTCCAGCATAGTGCCCGCCCTATTTACAACTTTTGTAGATTTCCAGGCCCGCGTTAGAACGACCGCAAAAGTAGACTGGGACAATATCGGGGCTTGGGTGCTTGCCACGCAATACGACACGCCGGACATTACAGCGCTCGTGCAAGAGATCATCGACATTGGCGGCTGGGCATCTGGCAACAACATGTGCATCTTTGCGCAAGACGACGGCTCAACCGCCGTGGCTAGACGCTTCCCCGCTTCGTGGGATAACGTGACCTACGATGAGCCAGAGCTACACGTCAAATGGACAGCCCCAACCGATATAACCTTTGGGCGGTCTGCTACATGCACAGATGAGGTGTACGTAGGAAACAAGCAAGTGCAAGCACAGCTAACCCATATCTACCGCTGGCGACCGGGGGGGCTTTGGTCAGCCAATCTAATCGGTAACGGCGCGGCCTTCAGCCTTTGGCACAACCCCGTAGCCGACAATTATATGTGCTACTTTGGCATAGATAGCGCCGTCCCAGATAGCGGCCCGTTTGGCTCGCTGGTGTTCGACATAAGCCAAGCAAGCGTGTACACGGGGAATGCCGATGCGGACTGGGAATATTGGAACGGCGCCTGGGTTGCACTTGACGTAATGGATGGGACAACGTTCGACGAAGACCCAAGCGAGGAGCACAACCCATTCGAGGAGACCGGCGTAGGCTCGGTGCATTTCAGGCAGCCGTCCGACTGGGATAACACAAAGGATGTGAACGGCGTGACCGGCTGGTGGGTGCGAGTCGTGGCAAACATACCAGTGCCGCCAGGTGACGCTATTGCCCCACAGCCACAGCACGACGGGGCCGCCAGAGACGTCTATACCGTCGTTGTGTCAGGCGTGGCCATTGATAGCGCGGAGGTGCTAGGCGATATTCCGGCACTCTTGCGCATCGAGGCGCACGGGCAAACGGAATGGCTAGAAGATGAGGCGCAAGCCAATGTTAACTTGTGGATAAGCCGCGTGCTGGTGGGCTTGCGCTCAGACGCCCGGAACCCTAGACCGTTCTACCCCTACTTGGGCATAACGGCCAACAACCAGTACCCCGGAGGTTGGTTCGATCCCGCAGACCCTATACCCCCGGAAGGCTGGCTCTGGGCAAGTGGCGGGTACGCGGGATCTACCAATATAGATGATACAACAGCCGCAACAGGCGACGCTACTCAAGTTGACTTTGCGGGTATCACCGCAATGCGGCCGGTAGGCCGTGGCATGATAGGCGGCACGACAGTCCTGAGCTATAGCGGCGCGTTCCATTGCTTCTTGCGTTACAAGTGCCTCGCCGGGGCCGATGGGGACATGCAAGCGCAGATAGCTTTTTCTCTGGGCGGCTCGCCAGTTACGACCATCGTGGGCAATCTAATGGTTGGCCCCGACTTTCAAATGGTAGACTTGGGGCGCGTGTCGTTGCCACCCGCTTCAAGCCCCACAACCACTTTTGTCGAAATGTCAGTATATCCGTATCTGTCTTGTCTCGTGGCCGGCGCTCACCAGGCGTGGCTATACGAGGTGATCCTTATACCGGCCGACGAATGGCTGGGCGATTTCCAATGCCCCATCGTTACTTTACCGATACCGACGCCCGCTATTCTCGTAAAGGGCCGCTATCTGGGAATCGACTCAGTGACATATCCTAAAAGGACGGCCACGGCTTGGATGTCAAGAGAGCCGGTATGGTTGGGGGGTGAGTACGCCTCATGGTTGCCGTATATGGCGAAACCGTCTATCTTGCAGCCCAACGCAGCCCAACATCTCTACTTTCTGATGATGCAAACAACTCACCCTAACACGCCCGTTAATCGCTTTTACGCCCCGCCAGGTTTGGCGGTGACCGTGCTAACGACGGCGACAGCGCGGTACTTGAACATGCGCGGGGCTAGATAACCCTTGACATTCCATATCCCATATGCTATAATTGAATAGGCAGGTATAGTATAGAGGGGGGTTATGATGAAAAAGTTGCGGATTGGTCTGGTTGTGTTGCTGTTCTTGGTTTTTGCAGGGAAGATCGGGGCTCAACATTATGAGGTGGGGCGTATAGACTTGCAACGAGCCGCGCCACGGGGCGATGATTCGTGGATTACTGATCTTGAGGTAAGCGGTTTTCGCCCAGGGGCTTCCGTATTGCCACATAATACAACTTGTGATCAATATGGACGCTTCCTCTTTTGGCTACCATCTGGCGAATGGAAAGTAAGCGTTAAATCACAACACTCGCTAGGAACTATCCGTCCTATTCAGGGAAGAGTGTCAGGCGATACGGGCTTTGGCCTACTCTTGGAAGGCGATGCTAATAATGATAACGTCATTGACGATCTGGACTTCGCCATATTGACTGACGTTTATTGGACAGATAGCCCACTTGCAGACTTCAACCAGGACGGGCAAGTCAACGCGCTAGACTTTTCGTTACTCAATTCCAACTACGGGCGGAAGGGGCCGATTTGCTATACATATCTAGCACAGGTGAGTAAGTAGTGGGCGAATTTCAGTCATTAGGTCTCTCAATATCGCTCTTTAAGCCGGACATTGCCTTTACGGCTGGTAGCCCCAACACTGTGGTCATTACACCAGAGGGCCAATTTGTAGAGGCGATAGCTAGTCAGGTCGCCGACTATGGTCATATTCTGAGGGCCTTTGGCGGTTATCATAGCGCATCATTCTCGATCAACGTCAACCAGCCCGACCTGGAACGCTGGTATCAGGACGGCCTGGGGATGCACGTAGAGGTAAAGGACGAGGCGGCGACGACGGTATTTGAGGGCTTTGTGGCGCAGTTGAGCATAAGCGAGGGGCCGCTGTCTATCGTGCGCGGGTCGCTGATCGATGCGGGCAACCGTGTGGACGTGGCATACTCAAAGATATTAGACGTGGACATGATACCACCAAGCTCCGGGGAACGCAAGCGAACGGACGTAGGAGAGAATGACGCCAGCCAGCGGAAATATGGCGTGTTGCCATTACAGTTATCTTGTGGCGATGCTACAGATGTAGGCGCGGCGCAGATACGGGATAGGTGGCTTGCCGAACATGCGTTGCCAGAACGTACGGAGAGCCTGACCTTGGAGGGCGCGGCAACACCGGCGGTGAGGTTCAACTGCCTGGGATATAATGCGCGGCTAGGCTGGCCGTATAGACAGATAGCCGTCTCCGATGAGGGCAACATTTCGACCAAGATAGCGGCCGTTTTAGATGCGGATGTAAACGGTCTATTCTCATCGGCCAATGCAGAGATTGTAGCCAATACGCTGCAAGTACCGCTCTATGAGGACAGCGACCGTGACGCCTGGAGCATTCTCAAGAGTCTGACGGCGGCGGGCGATGCGGCGTTCAACAGATACATTCTGGGCGTTTGGGCTGACCGGCGAGTTAAATACGCGGCCATCCCAACCGAGGTAGAATACAACCAATACGTCACGAGCGAGCGCCAGTCTATTTCGTATGTTGACGGTAGAGAGATCAAGCCCTGGAACGTGCTCCCCGGGAAGTGGCTGCGCAAGCCGGACTTTTTGACGGGGTATACGTTTGAAGGTACAGACTTGAGGGACGATCCGCGAACGCTATTTATTGAGAGCGTAAGCTATTCAGCGCCTTGGGGCTTGACGCTGCAAGGTGGCCAGACGGATACAATCTCACAAGTTTTGAGCCAACAGGGGCTCCGGGGAGCGGTGGCTTGAGACAAATTCAGGTAGCAAATACAGAGCGGGACGATATAGCAAGCGTTGGTTTACAGGGCAACGGCTTTAGATATTTCCATGGGCCGCTGGAGAACTTTGGGGTCTTCAACGGACAGATAGAGCAGGGCCCTCCTGGACAGGACGAAGCCGAAGCGCCAGAGGGCTGGGTACTATCCGACCCGTGGGCTGAAGGCGGAACATTTCTGCGCATGGCCGGTGGCTATGCGGGGAATTGGTGTGTTCGCGGCTGCAATGCTGGTGCGGGGCGTGGGGTGCGGCTTGTATCATCCAAATATATACCGGTGGCGCAGTCGGCTTATGACAACTATTATATTCAGGGCGCGTTTTATCAGACCAATAACGGACAAGCCTATCTGGGTGTGGAATGTTATAGCGCGGCAAAGGCCATTCTTGGTACGGCGTCGCCCCTCGGCTTATTTGTTCCGGGCGCGGCGTGGGTAAAATACTGGGGCATTCTAGGGCCTGTGGGCACAGCATTCTGGGCCAACACGCGCTATGTGAGAGTAAGAGTAGAGTTACAGAATGACGTGGCGATAAATAACGGATGTGTTTGGGGTGACGATTTCAAGTTTCAACAAATTCAATCGTGGGCTTACCAATTTTTCCAGCAACCATAGAGAGTTTCGTGGTAGTGCATATCATTCTGGTGTGCTAAGAATAAAGGAGACAAAAAGTGGCGAACAATCTAAAAGTAAGTGACGAATCGGCCAATGCGGCCTGTGACGCAGTTGTTGATCTGCTTAATACGGGCAAATTGCAAATCTATGACGGGGCTCAGGCCGCAACAGCAGACACTGCCGTTGGTGCCCAAGTTTTGCTGGCTGAGCTAACATTCGGCAACCCGGCCTTTGGCGCATCGGCTGCGGGCGTGGCGACGGCTAATGCTATCACAAAGGATAGCGCAGCGAACGCTACCGGCACGGCGGCCTGGTTCCGGGTCTTGCAATCGGACGATAGCAAGATGTTCGATGGCAGCGTGGGGACAGCTGGATGCGACTTGAATCTCAACTCGACGGCAATTCAGATAAATGCCGAGGTTGAAGTTAGCTCGTTTACGTTCACAGTACCGAAGACGGCATAAGTAACGTGTACCACATCGATATAGTCGGGGACGGCGCAAGGTTGCGGGCGACTTGTAGTGGGCATGACTGGCATGCCCACGAGTCGCCAACCTCTTGATAGCATGGTGTAAAATATGGCTTGGAATGAAATAAGTTCTAAACGGGCCAGAAGAGCTAAACACTATTCTAATCCCGAAGAGCCAAACAAGAAATTGGGCGTGTTTACTCTGTCTACCCTGCATTATCCTAGTGCGGGGCCAGACAGTGATGCCTATGACTCCGAAATAGATTGCGCCCCGCAACGTATTGACAGCCCACAACTTGACGGCTGGCGAGTCGTGCAGAACAACTGGCATTATGCAATCGGCAAGCCAGGGGACAAGGAAACAGATGGTTGGGTTGGCTTTGGTGGCAGGCAAGGTGCTCATTGGCTAAAATCTCGATTGTTGAGGGTGGGCTATTTGCACTGGCCTACAAGGGCCTGGCAGGATATAGGTGGCGCGCCAAACTATGACCGCACAAATCTGTCAAAGTCTATTAAAACAGAGGCCGTGGGGCCCAACGAATCCATTATCAATACAGCTGGAATTGCTAACTGGGCTGATTTGTGGCAAACGCCAAATGAAGGCTCTCTGTCTGCCAGTTGGCGCATCGATGGTGCTAGGCTAAAAGAAGAGATTACGCTAAATCGGGCGGGACGCGAGTGGATCACGGAAAACAGGCCGCCCACCACAGCCCCGAATGAAACCTACTTCGGGTTTATGTACCAGCTCGACGTGAGTGATATCCCAAGGTGGGTTAAGCGCGGTATTCTGCAAGACATCAACGGCGATTTTGACGATGATGACGGCACGGCCCAAGTTGAACTCCGCGACGCACTGGATAGAGCCGTTGCCTTTTTGCCCATTAGCCATGCTTACGGGGCAGAAGATGAAAACGGCATCCGTGAGCAAGTCAAATTGCGCAGGCGGTTCTGGAAGTCTCCGGGCGGGGACTACTATTTATTGGTTGGGGCCAAAGTTCCCGACTTGGCCCAGATGCCTGATGGCAACATAGTTTTTGACCCAAGCCCAGACACATTCGAAATCGCGGCTTCTGCGGATGATGACTCTGCCTATGGGGTCGAAGCGGCGTGGCCCCCAACGTGCGATGGTACGTTCGGCACCCATACAATAATGATCAGAAAGACCCCAGCTGCGGCTAATCGCTACGTATATAATGGCTTTGTGCGGTGGGACACATCTTCGTTGTCTGGGAACACTCCTACAGGTGCCACATTACGCATATATGTCTCTAGTGTCGCTGACGCCGACGGTAGGGACTTGACCGCAGATTGGTATACGGCGTGGCCCATTAGTTGTGATGATTACACGGCTACTGCGGGAACTGATGCTATTTCTGGGGAAGACCTGACTAATTTCACTGATGACCAGGACAATGATGTCACATTAGATAACGTTGATGGCGTTAGCACAAGCGGTTATACGGGATTGCGCCTCCACATAAGTGGCGGCGAACCATCTGGTGACAACAAGTTGTCGTTTTCTGGTTATGATGACAATTCTCAGGATAATGCTCGCCTCATCGTCGCTTATACGGAGCCTACGGGCACCACGGGCACAGTCGCAGTCTCTACACAAATCGCCACCGTTGCGATAGCCGCGCTACTAATATTCGGTGCCACGTCTGCTGTCTCCGCGCAGCCCGCAGCCACCGCAATACAAGGAGTGTTGGCATTCGCCGCGACTGGCGCTGTCTCTACGCAACCTGCAAGCATTGCGGCATCTGGCACATCTCTATTAGCTATCACGGGTACGGGCGTAGTCTCTACACAACCGGCTAGCGTCGTAGCTTCAGGCACGTCTATACTTGACATCACGGGTATCGGGGCCGTTACCACGCAGCCTGTTTCGGTCTCCGCTGCTACCGCTCTAACTTTCGATGCTATAGTTGCCCTGAGAACGCAGCCTGCTAATGTCGCCGCCAGCGGCACAGCACTGCTAGCGATAACGGGTGCAGGGGCGGTCTCGATGCAGCCCGTCTCAGTCGCCATTGACGCCGAGCTAACTCTCGATGCTGTGGGTGCCGTCACTACCCAGCCCGCCGCAGTTGTCGCTGCAGGATCACTTATTTTTATCGCGACCAGTGCGGCCTCTACACAACCCGCTATCGCTGCCGCTTCAGGGATGTCTCTGTTAGCCATTACGGGGACTGGGGCTGTCACAACGCAGCCTGCCGAAGGAGCGGCAACAGGAACTTTGAGATTTACGGGCACGCTAGCAGTTTCTATGCAACCAGCTATCGTCACCGTTACGGGGACGTCTATACTTGACGTCACGGGGGCTGTGGTCGTAACCTCTCAGGTACCAGAAGTGCTAGGCGCTGGGTTGCTAATATTCAGCGGCCAGGGGGCAGTAATAACGCAACCAATAGTCGTGGTGGCAGTTGGTAGGCGGCGGGTCGATGGCTATCATACATTCCCGCCTTTTAGCAGCATACGTGATCGCACTGTCTTTAGGTGGCCAAACGAAAACTATTAATGCTGGAGCAAGCATGAAGAAACTCTTGGTTCTTGTTACAATAATAACGCTTCTCGTTACTATCGCATCATGCGACACGCGGGTTAGCATAACCACCGCGCCGATCAAGGACGTGCCGAGCGACATTTATGTAATGCACGGCTTCAGTGGTGGTGCGGACAGAGTAACATTGTTTGCTACGTGGGCCAGCTTGAACCCGTCACGCGGGCGTTACGACTGGACTAGGCTCGACGCCTACGTTGCGCAGCACCAAGCCGTATCGCTGATGGTGACGACGCAGCGCAGCGGCTATTATGGTAACGACATCTACATTGACGACACGCCGGGCTGGGTCGGCGGCACTAGACGTATTGCGGTAGGCGACAAGATGCTAGTGTTGCCTGCTTATGATTCGGCGGCGTGGCAAAAAGCCTATCGGGATTTCGTGGCCGCCTTTGGCGCTCATTATGATGACAACCCAAAGATCATAGCGGTAACGGTTGGCATGGGGCTAGACGGCGAGACGCACGCCTACAAACGCGGCACATACGGCGACATTGTAAATGAAGCCTTGCCGGGGTATCTGCCCGCGTTCGAGAAATACGGCAAAGAGTGCGTGGTCTGGTACGCCAATGCGTTTCCAAAGACGCGGCTATATTGCGCGAATAATCCAGGGGGCCAGGCATTCCGCAAGGCGCTATTGGGCGTGATGATTCAGTACCATGTGGGCATCAAAAACGCGGGGCTACAGGTGGACAACCCGACGGGCTGGGGGCCGAACACCTACGAGACGCCAGGCGGTTGCTATCCGATATGGGGGCCTGCTAAAGACCTCGGCGGCACGCTAGGGCTTTGGATAGAATCGCAAAGTGGCAACGTAAACAAAGAGAGCGTCCATTGGGCGATACTATACGCATTGCCGTTCAAGCCCGACGCTATCGATCTACACAAGGAATGGTTTGACTACGATCTGGCCTGGGCGCGCGAGTACATGCAATCCCCGCCCGGCGTGTGGGTGGTGTTTAGAGACGACGAATACGGGCCGTATTTTAGCAACATTGCGCCGGACAGCAAATACTATCTGAGTGGTCGTCCAGGGGACTTTGAGTTTGGCCTGCGCAATAGCACAGACGCCGTGCGAGTCTGGCGCAAAGACCTCCCCGAGACGTGCCATTATCAAGTCGAATCGCGCCAAGTGCGGCAAGGCGAGTTTGTGCTAGATGCTGATATTGCAGGCAGGCTAGTAAGGGTCTGCTATCTGGACACCGACGCGCCGATCGAGATTCGTAGCGGCCAGGAGTCGCATACATTTGGCGGCGGCGGCTCTGGCAGAATGCTCTGGCACGAGCACACATTTGACGCGCCAGCGTACGCTATGTACATAAGCGAGAGCACGCTACACATGGTAGAACTGCTTGCCGCGCCTACACCTACCGCAACACCCAGCGCAACGGCTACAGATACGCCAACGAGCACGCCAAGTGCCACGGCTACCGAGACGGTGACGCCAAGTGCCACGCCTACGGCAGTTGTTTCCAAAACGGAAACAACTGCAACGCCAACTATTTCCAAAACGGAAACGGTTGCCCCCATAACAGCGACGCCTACAGCAAAGCCTTGCTGGGCGAGAGAGAACTTTACCTGGAACGAACGCCAGAACATCGTCCTACAGGGATACCGAGAACTCTGGCGACTTGAAGAGAATATTGATCCCTGGAATGACCCAACGATAATCTTGGGCAATGACGAAAAGCTCGGTGCGCCCGCGACACAAGCCTACACGGTTATAGGTGACGACGGCTGCGAGCTGCTCTGTCGAGGATATACCGACGGCATCATAGTAATCAAACTAAAAGACAACCCCAAAGACGGATGCCGCGACTGGACAGTGGTACTTTGGGACGGCAGCCAAAGATAATTCATCACAGGCTTGGGCGTTGGGGAGACATACAGCGAGCCAAGCACAAGAACAGAGGAAGACATGCCAGGCACAGAGAACGGCCGCGTGACAATGGGGAACTTGAGCACAAAGCTGGATACCGTTATTAAGAAGCTCGATCAAATCGAGGAGCGGGCCTACGAAGATCACGACCGGATTATGTATTTGGAAGGGGGGCAAAGCGAGCATGCCCGCCAGATCGAGACCATGCAGGGCGATATTAGCAAGGTGGAGGGGGCGGTGAAAATCGAGGGGGGTATACAAGCTCTGCTTATAGCGGCGCTAACGGCACTTGGGATCATGAAGTAGAATGAGCTGCACAAGCCGGAATATAGAGTACGCCAGTCGGCGCGATACGTTCAAATTATACGTTCTGGCAGATATTCACCTCGGCAGCAAATACTGCGACGAAAAGCTACTGCGCTCTACCGTTGGGGCCATCAAGCGAGACTCAAAGGCGTTGTGGATCGGATTAGGCGACTATGCCGAATTTATCAATCGGCGCGATCCGCGAGCCAGGGAATCAGAACGCGCAACGTGGCTATGGGGCGAGGACGATCTGGCCATGGTACAGCAAGAACATCTGGCACGGGCACTATCGCCAATAGCCACAAAGTGCATCGGGCTAGTCAAGGGCAATCACGAGGCCGCAATAGAACGCTATTGCGAGCACGATGTTTACCAGCGGCTAGTTGAGTCGTTTATCGAGTCACGATTAAAAGCAGGAATACGAGACAAGCTAAAGTTGGGCGTCAACGGCTTTGTCAGGCTTGCGTTCAGGCGGCAATCTAACGGGGGCATCTGGACGTGCATGATCTATGCTACACACGGATGCGCGGCGGGTCGCAAAATGGGCGGTAAGGCGAACAGACTAGGTGACATCTGGGGCGACGTAGAAGCGGACATAGTGCTGGCCGGACATTCTCACACGCCGCTACGATACCCACGCTGCCGCAAGCGAGCAACGCAAAACGATGAGATGGTCACGAGACAGAGCCTATTGCTAAACGCCGGTTCGCTATTAGGCAATGACGACGTAGGCTGGCCCGAGTACGCAGAGAGCAAAGACTATTCGGTGACCAAGGCGAGCGTGCAGGTTATCACGATTGTGCCGGACAAGCAAATTATAGAATAGGGAGAACAGAACATGCAAATTGACTTTGTGGTTTGGGGTATGGGCGGGGCGGTAGCGACGACGATGATCGTAACGCTGCTAAAGACGCTATTCCCGGACGTGATCAAAGACAGATCGGCGGTCATTGCGGCGGTAGTAACGGGCTTTGTGCTTGCAGGTCTATCGTACGGGGCACAGATCACGCCAGCGGTAGAGACGGTCTTGCAGATCGTCGGGGCTGGCCTACTGGCAGGCTTATCGGCTTGTGGAATTTATAGTGTGACGAAGAAGCGCTAGACAAGCGCTTCCATAATTTAGTTGACGGCGGGCAGGAATGCCTGTTTTCATCATCCTCCTCCGGGGGCTGCCATTCTAACGAGTGGTGGCCCCTAATCTTTTAACACAACTAGACATAATATACGCGCAATCAAGGCCTGGCAAATCATCGAAATATCGCTGATTTAGCAAGATTATGCTTGACATTCCATATGGGGTATGCTATACTATGAATGTCAAGAAGAAGCACAGAGAGAGGAGACAGAGATGGGAAATCTAATCACGGTCAAAAGCAAAGATGGTAGAGCACTCCGGGCCTTCGGGCTACGAAAAGATCAAATCGTTGAGACGGAACTCGGCCCAGGCAAGTGCAAGGGCATAAGCCTCGTAACCAGTCACGTGAACACTTTCGAACTTAGAGCTGGCAAAACATGCCATATGATCGACATCGAGATGGAAGATGGCACAATGTTTAGGGCAAATTACTATGAAGTGAAAGCGAGTTGCCCGACTGACAAGAAACTAGACGAGATTGTAAATGATCTCAATCTTGGCCGAAGGCGACGGGGGCGCTAAGGTTCTAGCGGATCAAGGGCGGGGTTGGAGCCCTCGCCCTGGGCACTTTTGGAAAAGTGGTCGAGGTTTTGAGTGACGGTCTAGTTGTAGAGTTGGAAAACGGCTATCATGTTGAGGGCGATAATTCACAACGGGGGGTAGAAAAATGAGCGCGTATGTTGTGTCAGATGAAACACTAGGCCGAATTATAGCGTTTCTCCGGGAGCCCAGATTCAGCCAGCAAGCACACGGCTTGCTAAAGGGATATGATACGTGGATAGAGACTTCGCGGCGCGAGCTGGCCTCGGCAATGCACGTCATGAACGTTGAAGCGGTGTGCGAGCGATATGCGGACGAGAAGCCAAGCAATTACCCGTTTGTTTTGAAGATCATGCCATCGCCGACGCGGGTACAGTTTGTTTGTAGCCTGAGCTGCTATCTGTACCAGTGCTCAGAGGGCGACGTGCCAAAGTGCGAACTATACAAGGCGCTAGCACAGTGTCGATATGCGGTTGCGCTTGACATCGTGAGGGACATGCCAGAGTACGAAAGGGCCATTGGGGACTAGTGGATCAAGGGCGGGGTTCAAGCCCTCGCCCTGGGCATACTAGACATACAGGGAGGCATGATGCTAGAGCTAACACCGGTTGAGGCAACGGATTTGAGCGGATGCGAGTTGAGCTTGTTTTATCAAGCGCAGGGAATGGCCGAGAAGCAAGCCGATCACAAAGTCCGGCGCATGGCAGAATGGATGACTGAAGAGACGTTTGGGGCAGCCGATCCCTGGTCGTGGATTAGCGCAGAGACAATGCAATATCTGCCAATGGACGCGCTGATTAGGCTAGGTGATTTTTGTGGCGAGAGAATGCGGGCAAGCGATATCGGATCATTCAACATGCTTGCAAGCGCAGAAGCCGCTTTTTTCCTGGACAGGGTGACGTTCGCGGCCTACTATGCAGAATATCGCAAGGCCGCACGAGAGGCGGAGCGATGGGGCGAGCTGCAAGTACTTACATGGAGAGCAAGGAGGAGGCATGATGAAGAGGGCAATTGACACGGTAGGCGACTGGCGGTGTAACGATGGCACATGTATACAATTCTGGAAAGATGATAGCGGCCATTACTGGTATGGTATCTCTGGGTTCAACGAGCGCGGCTTTTACGAGAATCCTGACGAGGGGCCGTTTAGCACTCGAATCAAGGCGCGAACGGCTGCGGCGCAAGAGCCTGAATGGAAGGAGGAGGCATGATGCTATCTGAATATAATCCAAGTGGTCGTTCTGATTCGCCGGTTGACTCTGACCGGTGCAAGGCAAGCGTTCTTGATCACAGCTGGAGACGTCAGTGCAGTCGCAAAGTCTGGCGGGATGGGTGGTGTAAGCAGCATCATCCCGACACGATAGCAGAACGCCGACGGATACGAGACCTGCGAGAGAAGCGACAGATCGACAACGATCCGAGGTTCTTGCTAGCTGACGCACTTGAGGAAATCGCAAGGCTGAAGGCGCGCGTCGCAGAGTTGGAAGCAAATCACGACAAGGAGGCATGATTATGGACTACACGCGCAAGGAGGCGGCGGCCTATCTCAATATGAGCGAGCCGCTGCTGGAGAAGATACTCTACCAGACCCGCGCGCTAAAGCCGTCGTACTATGTAGAGCGAGCGCCGATGTTCACTCAGGAGTCGTTAGATGCTCTACTGGCAGAGCGTGACCATTCGGGGCTTTGCAATGCCAGCGAGGTAGCACGGATGTTGGGGCTATCGCGTCAGGCCATATCGCAACGGATACGGGACGGCAAGTTAGTGCCGGATATGGTCGAGAATCGAGGGCCTAATATTCGTGCCAGGCGCTGGTTCAGAGTAGAGAGGTTCACATGAAGCGACTATTGGCCGCTATCTCGTTTGACATGTTCTTTGCGATGATTGCGCTTTTATTCCTAGGCACTTTGCCTGTTACAGCGGGCTGGATCGTGGCGTCGGCGGTGATGCTTATTATAGCTATATTTGCAAGCGTGGAAGGGAGAGGCAGATGAACGCAAAAACGTGTAGGGAATTAGGAGTGCTTTGGGGCATGGCTGTTCCTGTTCTATTGATCTTGTATTCGTGCGAATTATTGCCCGCCCAGGAAGCATATGAGGGAATGGCAGTATGCGCATTCTTTTGCATTAAGTGGCTTTTGCTTGCTATTGCTAAAGAGCCTGGCGTGCGCCAGTTGACATAAACCATACGCAATCAAGCTCTGGCAAATCATCGAAATATCGTCATTCTGGCACGATTCCCCTTGACATTCCATATGGGATATGCTATACTTATGAATGTAAACGAGTGGCAGATTAGAGAGGAGAAATCGAGATGACGAAAACATACAGTGCGCACATGGTACATGGCGAATACATGAGCGGTTGGAGACCAGCGGATAGCGACCAAGCCAAACAATTGAAGGGGCTGGGGCTTGCTCATTACATGAGCGGCTGGGGAATGCACATCCACGATAGCGTCATTAAAGAGTTGACCAATGGCGCGGCCCCTACTACAGAGGGTGCGACGGTCGAATTTTCTCAGGATGACGTAGATCGCGTTGCCGACCTAATCAAGACCATCCGCGAACGACGCGAGGCAAAGCGCGCTAAAATCCGCATGATCGAATGCGACTGTGGACATACAGTGCCGGAAAATGAGGTAATGCGCGCATCGCTGGGGACGGCATGTTTTGACTGCTATGATCGAATGAGTGACGAGGATGAGTGGTAGACAAAGGAGAGATGATGATGACCTATGCTGAAATGGCAAATGCAAACCGCCACGCGCCAGAAGAGCCGGAACGAGTGTTAGAGCTTACCGGCGCAAAGTCCGTAACTGAGCTGGTGGAATGGTTCGGCGGAATGAACGACGAGGAAATAGCACGGATATGTGACGACATCTGGCCAGATGAGGACAATATGGAACTGGCGGGCAGGGTATCGAGCGTCGTAGCGGATGCTGATGAAATCCGCGCAAACTGGCCGCTATATTACAGCTAGCGGATCAGGGGCGGGGATAGCCCTCGCCCTGGGCACACTAGACATACAGGAGGGCAGCATGAAACTCTACCGGATAGGATTCATTGTGAACGGGGAGCGGTTGCACTGGACGCGGTGGGCGGATAACCTGAGCGATGCTTGGCGAGGCGCAGAGCGGGCTCTGTGTGAGGAGTATTGTGGAGATGCAGAGCTCAAAGCAGTTGAGTATGTTTGTGACTATAAGGGGGCATGATGGACGAAATGAAACGAGCGATCGAGGCGGTCTGGCCGCTGGACGAGCCGCTGATACTCAAAGATGTGTCTACCGCGACGGATAGCGCAACTGCTATCAGCATCAATGATACCATCGTGATCGAGTGGGATGATAGCGGCTATGGCATATCGAACTGGCAGACCGAGAAGGTAGTCGCGTTCGGCAAGTTTAGGCCAGACGAGGTAGTGGTACAGGCGATAACGGCCTACGTCAAGTATAGCGTGCTCGAGGACTTGGGGCGCTATATGGATGCGGAAGCAGAGAAGGCGATAGATGGCGACTTGGCAGAATTTGAGGAAGAAATATCTAAGAGGGGGGCAATGTGAAGAAGTGGAAGAGCGAGATACCTAACGAGATGACTGAGGACTGGCTGCGGGCTGTCGAGGCTTGCCTTGCAGAGCATCGCGAGGCTATTGACGAATTGGCGCGCGGGCGTGACACGGGGCCGCTTGACATGCCAGCACCGTCGGAAGGCTTTGATGACGTCGAGCAAGAGCTTAACTATCTGCGGCCAACCCTTGGCGCCTATCGCAAAAACAACGCCAGGCAAGAGACCCGCATCCAAGAGCTAGAGGCCGAGGTCGCCACAAGCAATGAGCTTCTGTCCGAGATCAACGCCTTGCTCATTGGGCCTATCCCGGGCGTTACGGAGGACAGCGAGGCGTGGAGGATGATTAAGGATATGGCAGAGACATATAGGCATAAGATCGAGGAGGCGCTAGGGGGTAAAGAGCCATGACAAAAACATTTGTACTATTCCCGGTCATCGTGCTATTCCTTGTGGCCCTGCTCTTGCTATCGGCCATGCCTGCTACTATGCCCACGTCGAAGCCAGTTGACGAGGATAGTCTGTGGGCGACCTCGATTGATCTGGACTGCAAAAAGGCCGAGGGCGCAACGGGCTATGTGCTGGGTTATCAAGTGCGCGGTCACGGCAATGTCACGGCTAGGCCACACGCAACGCAGAAGCATGGCACGGACATATACAAAGTGCGGCAGGAGCTATCGCGACGCGGGCCAGATCGAAAGCAAGATTGCCCTCCGTCGGATCGTGTTATTATGGCTATTGAAGTGGCTGGCAAATGGTTCGTTAGCATCTATGGCAGGACGTCACATCTGGAATTGACATGCTTTCAGGTGCGCACTAAGGACTTCGGGCGCCGGTGGCGCAAGCTCTTAGAGATGAACGAATGTTTCGATGACGGCAACTCTCGCAGGGCGTGGTAGATCGTCAATAATTTGTGGGTTAATTTTGAGCAAAAGTATGCTATAATGGTACATATAGGAGGGGATGATGCTATACAAGGTATTGAATGCTGATCTAACACCGGCACACGGGGGATCGTTTGACTATGCTCCATATGCCAAGTCCGGTAAATGGACACCAGGGATCACGAACGTCTGTATTTGCGAACGCGGTTATCATCTAACTACAGACCCGCTAAAGTGGTTGGCGGTTGGGATGCGAGTATTTAAGGCGCAGGGGCGTGGCGCAAGCTCCACCAACGACGACAAAAACGCCTTTGCGTCTATACGCCTCTTGGAGGAAAGGCCAGATCACGTGCCAAAATACTGGCACGATGTAGAAAACTTTGTAGCGAGCATTGCCGCTGTGCCATGGTTCATAAATGGCGAGGCGTTACCAGAGTGGCGGGTATTTGAGACAAGGGCCGCCACAAGGGCCGCCACAAGGGCCGCCACAAGGGACGCCACAAGGGCCGCCACATACGCCGCCACAAGGGCCGCCACATGGGCCGCCACATGGGCCGCCACATGGGGCGCCACAAGGGCCGCCACAAGGGCTGCCACATACGACGCCACATACGACGCCACACACGACGCCACATGGGCCGCCACATGGGCCGCCACATGGGACGCCACATGGGATGCCACAAGGGCCGCCACACTTCTAGCCCGCGTGTTGGTTGTGGCCGCCACAATTGACAAGCAGCACCCGGAACACGCCAAGGCGCGTTGGGATGTTTGGAAGCGCGGGTATGGACTGTACTGCGACGTTGAGGGTGTGCTGTATGTATACAAGCAACCGTAGGAGGGAATGACATGAAGTGGGGCGGTAGCGAGGAGCGCAAGCCGAACACGGCGGGGCTAGTGGCAGGCGTGGCGGCGATACTGGTTATTCTGGGCGGGCTGGCTCTGCTGGGGAGCTATGGCTGGGTATTGGTGGCGCCATGATAGTCTTGCTATTCGTCTTGTGGCTGGCACTGATCGTGGCGGCGGGGCTAGATGAACTCATCTGGGGGAAGGTATAATATGGAACACGTAACGGGTGACATCAAGGAATTGCAAGCGGCCATGTTTGTGCTGATGACTGAGAACAAACGACTAGAGGTCCGTCTATTGGCGGCAGAGGAGACTATCCGCGACTTGGTATCGTTGAGCGGCGAGCTGCGAGATATGGTAGTGGAGGTGGAGCGGGCAGAGGTGACGGCGCGTTGATCAGATGGGACTGTGGAGGGACTAGCATGGAATGGACACGCCGCGATACTTTGGACTAGCTGGCGGCAAGGAACTCAGACGATGCGATGGGTGTTATTTTTGAGGTAGCAGATCGGAGGGGGCATGATGAGCAAAGAACAGGACTTTTTCAAGAGACAGATCGAGGCAGTATGGCCGTTCAGCAGACCGCCGGTTATAACGTGCCCGCCTATCAAGGTCAAGCGGAGTGGCTCCGTTGTAATAAACGAAACGATTGCCATCAAGTGGAGATGCCGTGACTACTGTATCGTAAACTTGCGGACGAAACAGTCGCGGTTGGGGGCATATAAGCGCGAATTGGAACTAATAGCGCGGGCCATTGGTATGTATGCTGAATATCTAGCGCGAACGGGACTGGCAGAAATAGTGGTGACAGAGTAACGTATAGGAGGGAACGATGATGTTAGAACAGAAACAGTTAGCAGCGCTACAGGCGTTTTTCCCAGAGAAGACTATCCAATGGAAGCCGGGGCCGATGGCGAGCGGCAAGACGCTGGCGATGCCGTATCTTGAGGCACGCGATGTTATGCGGCGACTCGATGAGGCGGTGAATGGCAACTGGGAATTTGACTGGGAGCCGATCGGCAATGAGGTAAAAGGAACACTTACGGTTTGTGGCATGACGCGCTGTGACGTAGGCGAGAAGGGTAGCCCCCCCTACGGGGACACTACCAAGGCCGCCGTGAGCGATGCGCTCAAACGGTGCGGGGTACACTTTGGCATTGGCCGGTATCTGTACTATGTCGATCCGCAATGGGTGGCCTATGATGAGGCTAAAAAGAGGATTACGGAAACGCCGCGCTTGCCCAAGTGGGCTATCCCTACAGAGGATACTACAGAGACCGCGAAGGCCCACTGGTCAGCCGATCCCGAGACGATTATCAAGGCCAAGGCCAGGGCGGCCAACGATCTCTCGATGGAGGGCCGGGACGTTGATCGGCTGATTCCCGACTGGACAATCTATGCAACAAAAAAGACTGCCTGGGCGTATCTGAAGCAACACGCGGGCCCGCCAGAAGAGCAGCAAGAGGCCAAACAAGAGACAGATGCCCTTGAGACTCTGCGCACCAAGATACGCAAAGACGCCCTAAACGACGAGACGCCTGCAGAAGAGGGCCATCGCGGTAAAGCGCAAGGTTCTATTGAGGCGCTTTTTGTCAACATCAAGGACAAGGACGTCAAGACCAATATGCGCCACCTGCTAACGGGCTGGATGATCGATAAGCCGTCTAGCAGGGGCGACAATGGCTGGACTCGCGGCGAATGTTACCAGCTTATCACGTGGGCGGCTAGTCAAGACGGTAGCGCCCCACGCGCCGAGGCTATAGCACAGGCGCAACAGATTGTTGAACGGGTAGAGACCGAGGCGGGCCAGCAAAAGTTGGAGGTATAGCATGAAGATGATACTAAGGGGAGGAGTAGCATGAGCCGTAAAGACTATCTACAGAGCCTAACGTACTACAAGCCAGAGGATACGTTCGACGCCCTGATCATGGCCGCTATAGAGAAAGCGGAAGGGAATCCCCTGGAGAGACTAGAAAGAGCGTGGAGGGAGTTCCTCGAGGAAATCGAGAAGCGCACCCGGAGCGACGACGGCTACCTTCCTGGCGAGGTACACGACGAGGACTTGACGCCAGCATCGAATGATGATACAGACCCGTTTGCCGAGCGTCAAGCGGAACGGGATACGGCCCCGCCAGCTAGTGTAGCACGCCGCGAGGATATGCCGGGATATAGGTAGAAGGAGGTCACGGATGAATCGCTTCTGGAAATGGATAACCACGAATCGGGGGCGCGGCATTAATCTTGGCCCATTCACCTTTGAGATAGGCTGTGGCGAGGCCTGGGGACATTGGGGAGTAGGCGGTGATCTATTCAGATATGAAGCCGACGTTTGTCTGCTCGTGATATTCGAGATACGGATATTACTGTTTGGCTGCAACTTGCACGTCTGCGCACAATAGGAGGTAGACAATGCACCAAGCAGGAACAAATGAACCGTCAGCCATGATCCCGGGCCCGTTCGAGACGCTAGACGGCGGGCCGGGGCACACTAGAAGGAGGAAGATCAATGAGCTACAGAAAGGGCAGTAGGGAGCTAAGAGACAGGGCCGACTCTCTCTCGTGGGGAGAGGCCAAGGGCATTTTGGCTGCTGCAAAGGCCAACGGGCTGCAGGGCCCGGCAAAGATAAACCCCGGGCTGACGAAACAGCAGGCATACGACTGTCTTGTTGAGCCGCCAGCGCGAGTGCGCAACGATAGCGACCTGATGAGCATAACCGGCGGCGGCCACCTTGTAGCACAGAATATCTTGCGTGAGTTTGGCTAAAGTATGACGCGCCTAACAAGGGGCGGGTCGGGGAAAGTAACGCCGGCGTGACATAGGAGGATAATGATGGATGATCGACTGAACGAACTAGCATTGATCGAGTGGTATAAGCTAACCGGAAGCAACAAGGAGTGGCCCGACTTTGATAGTGCGCATAAGCTAGACAATGCTATGGCGCTAGTCAAGGCCGTGCTAGACTGGCGGGATATACGTGGCGAATATCAGTGGGTGTTCGAGCTCAAGAGCCCGTCACAAATTCATCATCATGCAGCATGGCCGGTACGTTGGTACGCTGGCTTTTACCCCAACAATCAAGATGACGCTGCCGCCTATGGCGACACGCCTGCCGAGGCCATAACTAAAGCCTTTTTGTGCCTGCGCGGTGTAGACTATGCCTGACGATACTCTGTACTCTGTAAATGGCGAGCTTCCATATGTGCGCAAGCTGGGCCCTGGCAGTTGGAAGGGCTGGGTGATGTGCGAGGTCATTGTAGGGGGCACTATCGGCAAGGGCTTTTGGGAGGCTGGGACGACGGTACAAATTGTGGAACAACATTTGGAGGAGGTGAACGATGAAACGCTTCATGAATTGGCTGACAAAGAATAGGCGACTGGCTTCTGTCTTACTAGGCCCACTAACTGCAGAGCTAGGATGGGGCGAGGGCTGGGGCAACTGGGGCGTGAAGATCGAGGTACTTGCCCTAGAGCCTGGGATACGGATACTGACCATATTCCAGATCAGCGTGCTCTTGCTGGGCTTTGGCATTTACGTTGATTTGCCAGAGAAGAAACATGACACCAACCAACGATGATCCGCCAGGAGGTTGCATCTGGAGCGTGGCAGCGGCCTTTGCCCTCATGGTCGGGTTGGCCTTTGGCGCGCTGCTAGGCCCCGTGATAGGCGCGGGGCTGGGGATTTGCGCGGGAGCTATCATTATAGCAGTGAATATAAAGAGGTAGAAGCTATCATGGCGATGGTGTCGGTGGCGGAATTCGCTAAACTCTTGGGGGTGCATCATAGTAGTGTAGATGCGGCGTGTGTAGCGGGCAAACTTCCCGGCGCTATACGAGACTCGCGCCACCACTGGCGCATTCCCAAGAAACTGGCGGGGAGCTGTACAGTGGTTAAAGTAGGACGCCTAAAGCGTGTCGAGTGGCCGACCGAGATACCAGACATAGAGGACGAGCCAACGGATAGGTGTAGGCTTTGTGGGATTCTATTCGGCGAGGGCGTTGGCTGTGAGTCTAGCGATGATCCGACTATATGTAAAGACTGCAAAGATAGGGAGCTGGAATGATTGTCTATCTGTCGGGCGGGATGCGTTCTGGCTGGCGTGATAAGGTCAAGAGCGCGTTGCCGCAAGTACAATTTCTTGATCCTGCCGAGCACGGCCTGAAAGAGCCAGACCAATATACGGCATGGGACTTGGCTGCTATTCGCAAATGCGATGTGGTGTTTGTGTACTTTGAGGCTACCAACCCGTCGGGGTTTGGCTTATCACTAGAGATTGGCTATGCGCGCGCGCTTGGCAAGGTTGCAATATTGATCGATGAGCAATCAGACAATGACCAGCACAACATTCTGCGCGCCACAAGCGACTGTACGGCTTTGACCTTGCAGGAAGGTATCGAATGGCTACGGTCTATGCAGGCGTGCTATGTTTAGCCTAGACGATAACGCCATTATCAGCTATGGTGGCGGGGTGAACTCAACGGCCATGGCGCTCTTGCTAGTGGATATGTCCTGGTGCGGTCGAATCATCTTTGCTGATACCGGCGCAGAATGGCCTGATACCTACGAATATATAGACTACTTCGAGCACGAATGGCTACAGTCGCGAGAGCTACATATTGAGCGGATAGGCGCAGATTGGCGTATTGAAAACAAAAGGCGCGGCTTGCTCGAATACTGCGAATGGCGCTTAGTTATACCTCTTGTGCATCGGCGGTGGTGTACTGTTGAATATAAGGTCAAGCCAATAAATCGCTGGTGTAAGGAGAACAATGTTACCACGCAATATATTGGTATCGCCGCTGATGAGGCGTACCGCCAGCCAGGCGCAATTCGACCTCTATGCGACTTGAACATTACGCGCGCAGGTTGTATCAAGATTATCAAAGAGCACGGCTTGAATGTGCCACCTCGCAGCAAGTGTATTTGTTGCCCAATGCAGAGCAACGCTGAATGGCGGCGGCTATGGCAAGAACATCCTGATGTCTTTGCGCGGTGTGAGCGATTAGAGCAAAATGTTCAGCGGGCCAAGGGCGCAACATGGTCTGGCGTGGCAACACTTGACGCTAGCGGCAAAACCACACTGGCGATGCGACGTGATGGGTACGAACGACAAATATCGATGGAGGGATTAGAATGATTACATATGCTCACAGGGGCCGCATAACGGTAGCTGTTATAGATGATACTGGCATGGAACGCGAGTACGCCGTGCTGCAACTTGACGAGGAGCTAGCCATAAAGTGCAAATGCGATGCAATGCGAGCGGCCAATAAGGGCACGCTAGAGATATTCGAGGAGGGAATGTGGCGGTACGCGGCAAATGGGTTTGAGCATGGGCCGTTAAGTCCGGAAGCAAGGGAGGCACAGTGCGAAATAAAATAGCTAGAGCCTACTATGCCAGGTGTCGCGATATTTACCGATTCGCCGAGACTGACCAAGATCAGTATCTCTACGAGGCGCACGTCCGAGCACTAAAAGCTATCCGGCGCAGGCATAGCAAGAAGCTGCTCACGAGACACCTACACCAGATACGTCCTATTCTACAGCGCATTCAAGAGAAAGCGTTCGATAATGCTTGACATTGCAGAGAAAATATGGTAAGATAGGAACGTAAGAGAAGCGTCATTATCGTTGCAAGGAGATATTTTCATAATGTGGATTAGCCCCAGAGCACAGGCGATAGCTTCTCTTACAAGCAGCGTCTCCTTATGTGCTTTGGGGCTTTCCGATATGGCGGTGCGAGCCTGACGGATTCAGGCAAGCGGAATACCCGCTTGAGGGCCGGTGTCAAATCCAGCCACCGCCACTGAGCAAATTCATAACAGGAGGAGAACGATGATACCGACAATTCTTATGGCAACACCTATAACTGTTCTATTAATCTCGGCAGGAGGACAATTGTGTACGCACAAACGACTATCGTAGGCAGACTTGGAGCAGATCCAAAAGAGGCATTCTTGCCAGACGGCACGGCGGTTACCACATTCTCGGTGGCTACAGACCGCTCTTGGACAAAGGACGGCGAGAAGCAAAAGCGCACGACATGGTATAGAGTCTCAGCTTTTAGGCGTCTCGCAGAAACGGTAGCTCAATATCTGTCCAAAGGCAAACTCGTCCTGGTAGTTGGCTCTTTAACAGAGCCCAAACCATATCAGGGCAAGGATGGGGAATGGCGAGCAAGTCTGTCGCTTACCGCCGACACGGTAAAATTCCTAAGTCCCCGTAGCGATGCTGCCACGGCTCAGCCCGCAGAGGGATACGCAGAGAAACCGGAAGTGGTCGCAGCCAAGAGAGCGGCTGAGGGTGATGATCTTGGGGAAGACTTGCCGTTCTGAGTGTAACGCCGGCCTGACAAGGAGGATAACGATGGGCTACAGAAAAGGCAGTAGGGAACTAAGAGAGAAGGCTGATCAGCTTACGTGGGGAGAAGCCAAGAGTATTTTGGCTGCCGCAAAAGCCAAGGGGTTGCACGGCAAATCGAAGCTAAATCCTCAGCTGACGAAACAACAGGTATACGACTTGTTTAGCGAGCCTCCGGCGCGAGTGCATAGCGATAGCGATTTGTTAGGCAAAACTGACGGTGGTTATCTGGTGGCGCAGAATATCTTGCGCGAGTTTGGCTGAAATGTAACGCCAGCGTGACATAGGAGGAGGAGGACGCGATGGCTACAGCACTGCTATGGTTTTTGGCAACGCTAGTTATGGGGGCATTGATGGAAGAGGGGGCGTCGCTAGAGGGGGCAGACCCTGTGCTAGTTCTGTGGTGGATGAGTGCGGCATTCCTGTTCGCTGGAATGTCGAATATTGCGGATGCGATACGCGAAAAGTAACGCCGGCCTGACACATTAGAGAGGAGGACACGATGGAACTTCATACACAAGCACACGCCCTGAGACCGTGTAGGCTACTATGCGACAGACTACGCCTCTATACCGCCACGACCTTTCCTAACGGCCCTTGGCGCGGATGCGAGCTAATATTGCGTCGCTGTAAAGCCTTTGGCTTGCTAAAAGACGACGGGAGCGGCTTGCTTGTCGATGTTCTGGCCGAGAATGGCGACATTGTACAGGACTTTCCCGTTACACGAGAGGGATTCGAATATCTGAGACGGCAACTGAGGTTTTGTGTGGAAGCGACATAAGGTGTGACACTATCACCTATACTTGTGGGCATCTATCGGTGATTCTATCCGAGGAGGACAACGTGGAGCAGGTCAATCGAGGGAGCAGAACGCAAACACGGCGGCCAGTATTGCGGCAACCGCGCAGAGTGAATGACGACTCTGGTGGCACGTGGGAATGGAAACAAGATTACTATGACGACTTGACACTCTGGTCGGCTATTCTCGAAACATGTCCGTGGCGTATTGGCGATCCGCTGCAATTTTTGTGGTTGCCTATTGTCAAGATTCGCGTCGAACGGCTGCAAGATATTACGGTAGCTGACATGGAGGCAGAGGGGATAGACATTGCGTCTCACATGCCCTTAGTGCCCTTGCCGTCATTGGATGTGGACAAGCTAGCGCTAGAGATTGGGCGGCGCTTGTGCCAGGAGTTGTGGGATAACATTTATGCAAAGCGTGGTTATAGTTGGGAGACGAATCCACACGTGTGGGTACTGGAAACGGAGGCAACATGCAAAAGCTGATCTCTATCCTGCTAGGGACTATCATTATCGCGCGCATCGTGTATGCTGCGTTCTGCATGGCCGTCGAGGCTACGCTGAACGCCGCCCCATGGCTGGCTATCATTACACATTAGGGAGGCATTGAATTTGCCTACGATAGTTTGTCTCTGTGGTTCTACACGATTCGGCAAGGCGTTCCAAGAGGCCAATCTGCGCGAAACGCTAGACGGCAAGATTGTGCTCGGTGTGGGATGTACTACGCATTCTGACCAAGAGCTATTCGGTCACCTATCCGAATCAGAGCAACGGGAACTCAAGATCAAGTTTGACGAATTGCACTTGCGCAAGATAGACCTGGCCGATGAGGTGCTAATCCTAAATGTTGACGGATACATAGGCGAATCTACGCAGCGCGAGCTGGAATATGCCAAAGCGCAGGGTAAGATTATTAGATTCCTGGAATGATTTGGGGATACTGGGCAAAATAGGACTTGACAAATTCTCACATATCGGCTATAATAGGGCTGTGAGAAAGCTGATAGTCTGAGGAGGGTCTTTTATATGTCAAGAGCTCGCAAGGTTCAACGGACTGGCTTTCTCACAAAAGCAGCTCTCCGCCTTGCGAGTTTTTGTGTATAGGAGCACAGATGGAATACCAATCGTTCCTTGAACAAAAAACCGACTATGGCGCGAGTCACGGATTCGCCCCGCTATTCATGCCGGACTTCCTTTTCGACTTTCAGGCAGCGATAGTTGATTGGGCTATTCGTCTAGGCCGCGCCGCCATCTTTGCCGACTGCGGTATGGGTAAAACGCCAATGCAGCTAGTATGGGCAGAGAATATCATGCGCAAGACCAATAAGCCCGTGCTCATTCTGACGCCGCTTGCGGTGAGCGGCCAGACACTAGAGGAGGCGCAGAAATTCGACATCGAGGCACAACGGGCAACAATTGGACTGAACCCCAAGACGATTCAAGTTGCAAACTATGAGAAGCTACATCATTTCGAGGCGACTGATTATGCGGGCGTCGTCTGTGACGAATCCAGCATTCTCAAAAACTTTCAAGGTAGGCGCAAGGCGGCCATTACAGAGTTTATGCGGCGCATACCATATCGTCTATTATGCACAGCCACCGCCGCTCCCAATGATTGGGTAGAATTAGGCACAAGCTCTGAGGCGCTAGGCTATCTGGGGCATATGGATATGCTGACCAAGTTCTTTACGAACAAAAACAACTCGGCGGCTGTTATGCGCGGCAGATTCGCTCAGGACGGATGGCGGCTAAAGGGACACGCCGCAGAACCGTTTTGGCGGTGGGTATCCTCGTGGGCGAGGGCGGCGCGCAGTCCCTCTGACCTGGGCTTTGACGATGACGGATTCATTTTACCAGCACTCAATGAAAAGCATACATTGGTCAAAGCATCAAAGCCAACGCCAGGGATGCTCTTTGATCTCGCGGCGGTTACATTCCGAGAGGAACGAGAAGCCACGCGCCGAACAATAGACGACCGCTGCGAGACGGCAGCCGCAATGGTAGCGCAACACTACATCTCTATGGTCTGGTGTCACCTAAACGACGAATCAAAAACATTGCATCGAATGATACCTAATTCTGTAGAGGTAACAGGATCGGACTCAGACGAACAGAAAGAGGAGGCTGCGCGGTGGTTTGTTCACGGAACAGAGCAAAAGCGCGTTCTTATTAGTAAGCCCCGCATCTTTGGATTTGGCCTCAATTTCCAACACGCCGCGCATATGACTTACTTTCCCACGCACAGCTATGAGCAATACTACCAAGCCACGCGACGGCTCTGGCGATTCGGGCAAGAGAGACCCGTAATGGTAGATCTCATTTATACCGATGGGGGCAAGCGCATGATGCAAAATCTGGCACGAAAAGCCGAGGGCGCCGATCAGATGTTTAGTGATCTTGTAAAGTACATGGATCAATCAATGACCGTCAAAACCGAGTACAATCAAGTAGACGTGGAGGTCCCGAAATGGATGCAAGCCAGCTAATCACCGACCGCTATGCGCTGTACATGGACGACTGCTGCGAGGTTATGCCTAAATTGCCGGATGGCTCGGTTCATTTCTCGGTCTACTCGCCTCCATTTGCGGGGCTATATCATTACAGTTCCAGTCCGCGAGACTTGAGCAACAGCCGCGACTATGACGAATTCATGGAACATTACAGGTTTGTGGTAGACGAAATCTACAGACTGACCATGCCGGGACGCTCGACGGCGGTACACTGCATGGACATTCCCAACGGGAACACGGGCGGCAAGGATGATCATTTGTACGACTTTCCCGGCGACATCATCCGCCTGCACGCAGATATAGGATTCAAGTACGTGGCGCGGTATCACGTTTGGAAAGAACCGCTAGCAGTGCGCAATCGGACTATGGCAAAGAAACTAGCACATTGGACGATAGTACATGATTCGTCATTATGTGCTGCGGCGGGTGCCGATTATCTGCTAGTATTCAGGCGCAATGGAGATAATCCAGAACCGATAACACACGAGCATGGATTAATCGAATACGCAGGCGCGCGCGATATACCACCCGAATTGCTAAAGCACAAAGGGTTTGAGGGCAATCAGATCAAGAACCGCTATAGTCAGTGGATATGGCGACAATATGCCTCTGCATTCTGGGACGATATTCGGCTTAGCAATGTATTGCCCTACAAGCCTGGGCGCGATAAGGACGACGAGAGACACGTCCATCCATTGCAGCTTGACGTAATTGATAGAGCGCTGGCACTTTGGTCGAATCCTGGCGATACTGTCCTGACGCCATTTATGGGGGTTGGCTCCGAGGTGTATGCTGCGGTCAGGGCTGGCAGGCGGGCGATAGGCATAGAGCTAAAGCAGACCTATTTCAATCAGGCCGTCAAGAACCTGGCTGCCGTTGACGCAGAGAAGGCGACCGAGCCAAAACTAGCAGGGTTCTGAGCAATCCCCGTTGACATTGCAGAGAGTGATCGACGACTTTACGGAATAGGGGGCAAAGTGACAACATTAGGCCCGTATCTGCTAGGCCCAAACGACACGCCAGAGAATGGCATTTATACCGGCGACGCACGGGAGCTTGCTAAAGCGATACCTGACGAAAGTATTGATCTTATCTTTACCGATCCCGTGTATCAGAACACAGACGACTATCGCTGGCTGGCAGAGACGGGGGCGCGGGTGCTGAATCTAACTGGTGCACTCTTGGCATGGTCCGCAACCCCTTGCTTGCCAGAGATATTAATAGCAATGATACCGCCGATGCAGTGGGCTTGGATGTTGTACTGGCAAAAGTATGGCCCCTGTTACCCCGGTAAGCCAGGAATATGCATTATTGCACAATGTCTTTGGCTTGACAAGGGCCAAAGCAAAACGCGCCGCAAGATAGCAGATTGGCAGGGGGCGGCTTTCGACTTGAGTAATAGGCACAGCAAGCACAAGTGGAGTAAGCCAGAGACGGTGCTAGCAAAATGGGCAGACGCCTTTACTTTGCCAGACGCTATCATTTTTGATCCTTTCACCGGCGGCGGCACAGTCCCCGCTGTATGCAAGATGCTAGGCCGCCAGTATCTAGCATTCGAGATAGACGCTGACACCGCAGAGCTGGCCCGTGAGCGAGTGCGCAATACACAGCCGCCGCTACCCGGGCTAGTCATAGAGCAAGCCGAGCTAGACCTAACCGACAAGGAATGCTGATACGTTGGACTTGACAACGTTTAGCATATGTGGTAAACTAGAAGGCGTGGAGAGGCCATGGCACATAGGAAGGTATTTTTATTATGAGGCATCAAAGCCACGAGGTCAAGTGTTCGGCTTCTCCACAGTCGCCAACCCTTCCGCCTTGTGGCTTTTTGCATTATAAGGGTATAGAAATGCCATACAAAGACCCAGAACAGCAACGGGCCTATCAGAAAGCCTATCGAAAGAGCCACAAAGAAGAGGCGGCGGCCTATCGAGAGAGCCACAAAGAAAAAGCCGCCGCATATGCTATTGCCTATCATGTGGCATATCCAGGGAAATTTAACGCTTACATGCGAGCACAGCGCGCGGCGCGCAGCGACGAATTTAGGGCGCGTGATAGAGCATACTATAGGGCCCACCGCGACAAGAAGTTAGCACGGGCCCACATATATAATGAAACCCATCGAGAGAGAGGCAGAGCTACCACTAGGGCATGGCAAAAGGCTAACCCGGAAAAGATAGCCGCCCATAATCTCCATCGCCGAGCGCGCCTCGCGGGGGCTGATGGGCATGGCTATACCGCCGCCGAGCATATTAAGGCGCGATGGGCTATGTGGGGGAATCGCTGCTATATATGTGGCGCACCCGCCGAGGCAACAGATCACGTTATCCCGTTGGCGAGGGGTGGTTCTCATTGGCCTGCTAATCTGAGGCCAATCTGTAAGAGTTGTAATAGTAGGAAGGGCGCGCGACTTCTCCACAAGAAGCGACCTCTTACCCTCGCGCGTTCTGCATTATAGGAGGCAACCATGCGAGAAATAGAGCTAACGCAGGGCAAGGTGGCGCTGGTAGATGCCGACATGTATGAGGAATTGAACCAGCACAAATGGTGCGCCTGCAATATGGGGGGGCAACATGATTCGTGTAATCATTCGAGACGTTGACGATCGCAATGGCGAACTACTGGGCGAGTTTGCAGCTGAAGACTTAGCGACGCTAGTCAAGGTAGTAAGCGCTTCCCCCGTCTATAATGGCTTTAATGGCAAAACTTGCCAGTTCTGCCTAGCTCATTTTGTGCTTGACGACGACGGGGCGTATTTCGAGATCATCGTAGAGAAGGACTAGCAATATGCCCAGATGGCGTAAGCTGCATGTAAAGACGACCGAGAGCGACGACATAAATGACATGCCCGATGATTTCGCGCGGCTCTTGTGGCTTATGCTACCCCTGGCGCTCGACGGCGAAGGGCGCGGCAAGGACAATTCTGCATGGGTAAAATCAAAGCTCATGCCCATGCGCCTTGACGTAACATGTGAGATGATCGAGACTGCTATGCTTTGGTATAGTGACCGTGGCATGATAGAGAGATACGTCGTTGATGATCGTAGCTACTTCTGGCTCCCGACATTTACCAAGTACCAGGGGACTGCAAAATCACGACGCGAGGCCGAGAGCAACTACCCCGCACCGCCTGACCAGATCATACAAAGCTCATGCGAGACTCATACGGAACCCGTGATCGAGTCTGGCACAGATGAAGATAAAGATGTAGATAAAGATAAAGATGTAGATAAAGATATATGCGCTAAAGCGCAACCCCCTCCGCCTAAAAAGAAACCTAAAGCTAAAACATCCGATCCGCGCAGCAAATCCGCGCCAATTCTAGCCGTTAAGGAATTGCTGGGAGGGCGTCGCTATCCCCCACGCGAGATGTATGATACGATCATAGCTACGCTAGGCGAGCATCCCGACTTGCAACATCTCAAGGCGTGCCGGGCCGAATGGGTCTCGCGGGGCTATAATCCTAACTCTTGGAAATGGCTGACCGAGTGGTATAAGGGCGGGCATATCCCATCGCAATCCAAGGGGCAGTCCACTTTGGATAAGACGCAGGCGGTTATTGAAGCATATCAAGCGGGGGGGAGCAGTGGCTAATAAGGACACTCTATCACAAATGTTTATTCTGCTACGGGCCAACTGGCCGCGCTATGACTTTAGCGATCACACGATGATGGTGTATGAGAAATGTCTGGCAGACATATCGGACGATGTTTTGGCGGCGGCAACTGTGGACTGTATAGGCAGGTGTACATTCTGGCCAAAGGTCGCCGAGATCCGCAGCGCTTGTTATCGGATTATGAATAACGCGATAGATCAGCCAACGGCGCACGAAGCCTGGGCCGAAGTGGTGCGCTTGATGGGTATACATAATGCACAGTTGCGGCCACCGACAGAGCGAGCGATAAAGTGCCTGGGGGGTATGTCGGCAATAGGCCGTAGCCAGGAATCGGAATTAGGCAACTGGCGAGCGCGATTTATCAAAACATATGAGGTGCTAGAATCACGAGACAAGGCGCGGGCGATGACGTTGCCTGCCGTGCGGTTGCTTACAAAGCGGATCGAATCAGTTAGGCTATTAGAGGATGATGATAAAACCTAGGGGGGCAACATGAACATCTCGTTCGCTTGGACGCTAGAGCCGCTATTGGCGGGCAAAAAGATTTGCACACGCAGGGCGTGGGCCGAGAGGTACTATCAGCGATGGCGCAAGGCGTGGCAGGAGGGTCGCCGAATACATACCGCCACGAACAAGAGCGCTCGCGCGGGTGGCAAGCGCATCGGCACAATAGAGTTGACGTGTGAACCATACCGCGAGATGCTTGTGGACATGCCAGAGAGCGACTTGGATGCGGAGGGCGGGCTTTGGGCAAGCAAAGAGGAATTTGCAGAGCTCTTTGAGGGGCGAACGGATCGGCCAGTGGTAGTGCGATTCCAGTTTACGCCGTATGCGGGGTTATTAGAGGAGGGCAACGATGGATAGCTATAGTCGGGGATGGGTAGACGCGATTAGCGCCATAACCGATCTCGTGCTGGCCGAAGGGCTGGGTATTGTAGATGCACAAACGCGGTGTATGGACTGGCATTATGAGAAGCTATTGCCGCGAACAGTGATTCCCGTTATGCCGCGCGAGACGTTGCGGACAGTGATACCATTTGATGAAGAGCCAGAAGGGGGGCATGATGGACGCTGAAGAATGGATCGATGATACCCCGTGGTGGGAGTATTGGAGGAAATCCTGGCAGCCGACAAAATGGCTTGGCTGTAGTATCGAACTGTGCCTATGGTTCTGGGCTTTGGGTATAAAAACACATTATGACCAAGGGCAAGTAGGTTTTGGGGTGTACCTGGGGCCAGTAGAGCTGTCTCTGTGGATAGGCAAATGACTATCCGGGAAGCCGTTGCCATTGTAGTGGCTGTAGCAGAGAGACTGTGTTACTTGAGAAAACACGCGGGGCAAACGCCCCTAGAGAGGGAGCAAGAATGAAGATTAAAATAACTAAGGGCTGGGGTTGGTATGCCTATCGAGTGGACAAAGAGTTTGAGGTAAAGCTAGTGGATTCGCGGTATGTTGTGGAAAAAAGCTCTTTCCCAAAAGAGTTTGACAAGGAGGCGCAAGGGCTGTATGTTCGGCAAAGCGACTGCGAGATTGTAACGCCGGCGTGACATGGTAGAGCTTTTGTATAGGAGGGAATGATGGACATAATAGCACTGAAGGAGTATGTCGTTGAGACAGAAGCCACAGTGATTAGGCAATACATAGTGCGCGGCACATCTGCCAGGGAAGTGCATGACAACTGGTTGGATAGCGCAAATCACAAGCTAGTGCTGGAGGATTCTGACGAAGAGACAGTAGTATGGGTGAGGAAAATCAAGTCATGATGGACATACCAGAGAAGATATACTTGAATATCTGGGAGAGCGGGCAGCTAGAATACACGCCTCATTCCTATAAGCGTATTAGCGATAGCGATATTGTCTACCGCCGAGAGCCAGCGTGGGTATCGGTAGATGACGGGCTGCCTGAGGATGGAGCTTGGGTGTGGATAGCAAGAGCGGGTAAAAGATGGTGTGCGAGAGAGGCGATCTATGTTGAGGGCAAGTGGATAGCGGATACTATGGTGGATCCATGGGAGTATGAAGACGTGACCCACTTTATGTTGCGTCAAGAGCGGCCGGAAATACCAGAGGTGAGCGATGAGCAGGATTGATGAGATACGGGAGCGGGGGTCATCCCACGTCTATTGTAAGCAAGGGCCATGATCCCACTCGCTGGGTACCGATCATCGTACCGAGGAGGAAGGGAACGTGAACCAAATATTGCGCCTGAAAGCTCACAAAAAAGCGCGCGCAGAAGCTCTCCAAATATCGCGACGTGCCGAACAAGCGCGCGGGGAAGCCGCCGAACGCGAAGCAAAATGTGGAGTACAATACGGCGAGGAGCCAGAATGGATCGCAGTCAAGGACAAGCCGCCGTCGGATGTTTACGACACATTAGAGGCTGATATTCCTTACCCGGAGTATTGGATATACGTACCTAGCGCTGGAAGAGAAGGCCATCGCGTTCACGGGCCTTATGTGGTAAGGAATGGGGACTGGCAATTCGATTCGGGTGACGGTGTTCCGGTCAGCGATAACTATGTGACACATTATAAGCCCTACTATACGCCGGATCCGCCAGAGGAGGAGGCATGAATGGCCGCACAGTCTGAGCTAGAGGCCGCCTTCGAGCAACAACTGCGCGCCGAGGGCATAGCGTATGAGCGAGAGGTGTGTTTCCATCCGACGCGCAAATGGCGATTCGATTTTATATTTCCAGAGAGTCGCAAATTAGCCGTCGAGGTAGATGGCGGAACGTTCAGCGGCGGCAGACATACTAGGGGCGTCGGATACCAGGGCGATTGTGACAAATTCAATCAGGCGACCCTATTGGGTTGGGCCGTGATTCATGTAACGAGCAAGATGCTGGACGATTTGACAGGATTGGCGTTGGTAAAAGAGATGCTAAAGAGGGAGGCAGAATGACGGGTACAGGTGGAACGTTCAGCGGCGGAACGGGCGGAGACGTGAGCGAGACATATAGCGCGAGCACGTTACATGAACTGCGGATGCGGATGCAGGCTACGGAGATAAAGCTCGCTGATATGAATGTTGCCGTTTGTTGGCGTCTGCACCAGCTAGAGCGGGCAATGTGGCCGCCGCTGGATGACGTCAACATTGGCGATAACGTCACGAGCACATATTCCGAACAAGCCAACGAGGAGACCAAAGACGCTATCAGACAAGCGGATGCAGAGCCGCGCGTGGACGAGCAGTACGCGGAGGAGCTAGAGGCAGAACTGGCGCGGGCAAAAGAACACGGCATACAAATGGACACAGAGCGCGTTGCTTGGAAGCGGTGGCTTGAAGATGCCGAGGCAAAGATAGCTGATCTCAAGGCGAAATTGGCAGACGTGCGCAAAGAGAACGTCGCGGGCACGGCGGATATGGTATATCCAGAGTGCAGCAAGCCAGATTCAACCTCTGCCCTGCTGGCATGTATCAAAAAGATAAAAGGGCAAGAGCAGCGAGTGGAGGAGCTTGAAGCAGAGCTAACCGACACGAACGAGGCGCTGGAGCACGTAGGGGAGAGCCGCGACTATTTGTGGGGGCAAGTACATGGGTTTAGGCTGGCACTGGCAGAGGCCAAGCAAGAGCGCGATGACTGGAAAAAGGCGCAGCGTCGTGCTGCCAAGTGGATACATGATGACAAGCGAGACTGGGCCATAGCGGATGCTGCTAGGATGGTGGAGGCGGCATGGTGGGATGATCGTGCTGGATGGGAAGAGGAACGAGTAGAGAAATGTTTTGTCGCCATTGCCAAGGCGCTGGGAACAGGGGACACGCCGTCAGTGCCAGAGTGCATAACTGGGGAGATGCCAGTGCTAGAAGATCGAGAGGAGACGCGATAATGGAGACAATTTTGCTTGAAGTATGGCAGTGGATCAAGGGCTTTGCGATTCTGTATGTTATCGTAGGGGGGATCATCTTTGCGCTTGCCGTGACATTTATTCTAAAGACATGGCACTCAATGTCTAAGTGTGGGTGGTGATGAGCATAGATAACAGAGACGAATTACTTGACACACTAATTGACGTGCTCTGGCAGGCGTGTGAGCACAGAGAGTCAGACGATGAACAGATCGGCCACCGCTTTTTGAGCTCATATGAAAGAGGCTTTGACGCGCTAGAAGAGGCCGGTCGGTTAAAATATACGCAACCCGTAAAGCGCTATTGGGCGCGGGTTACATGGTCAGAGAAGGCAGGGGCATAATGAGCGTAACAGCAGAGCGAAAAGCGGCTGACGAGGCTATTGTAGAAGCGGTACGAAGCATGTCTCTAGCAAGCTGGCGGGGCTTGGCCGATGAGGGCTGCGCGGATTGGGGCGTGCCAGTCTGCATTGATACTATCGTTGATATTCTTGAAGCAGAGCAAGAACAGGAAAAGGCGCAATGAGCGACCTTATTATAGACGAACGACACGACGTCATTCCTGCGCTATCTGTAGGCAACTTTCAAGCGACGCCGACCGGACTAGTCATTGCGGGCGATCCATCGTATGACACTTGGCAAGAATACGGCAAGGGCTTGCAGGTTGTGGGGCAAAGCCTGGACTGGATCATTGGCGATTGGCTTGCCCACGGGGAGCAGCGATTCGCGGACAGATACACGCAAGCTATAGAGCTAACAGGATTGGGGCATAGGCGGCTGATCAATCTGTGCTATATCAGCAAGGCCGTGCCAATGTCACGCCGGCGTTACCAGCTAGAACATTCCAAATATGCGGCGGTTGCATCCTTGCCAGAGAAGGAACAGACGGCCTGGCTAGAATCTGCCGAGAAAGAAGACTGGACACGCGCCGAATTGAGACAGCGGATACGGGATACGGGGACGCCAGAGGTGAACGATGCAGAGGACAGAGAGATTTGCCTGAATATCATCATGGGGGCGCAATGGCGCACGTTTCGGACACAATCGCTGCGCGCCATTGGGAGGATCGTTTTGGCCGAACAGAATAGCGGTGGCTAGAGACTTGACAAGGCAGAGCAAATAGTATATACTAGGAGCGTCTAGGTACGGGGATGCGGATTTTTTTATAGCATGTAATAAGCGCCGTTACCAAGCAACCGCAGCCTTGCCTAGACATCACGATTGCCAAACTTGGTAGCGGCGTTTGTTATTTCTAGGAGGCAAGACATGGCTAATCTCGTTGAGGCTACGGTTCGTATCAAGGGAACGCGGCCCATTATGTGGCACGCATTCGGCCCGGATTCGATTCCTCTGGAAAAGAAGGAACGAACGGGCGTCGCCGGTCACGATCCTGAAGAATGGCGCAAGACTGTGCTTTGTACCAAGAGCGGTCAGCTTTACGTGCGCGGCGACTACATCTTTGGTTCTATCCGCGACGGCGCAAAGCACACTAAGCGCGGACGTGGCTCTATTCAGCGCTTTGTGCAAGCTACCCTGCAAGTGGCTAATGATCGCGTCCTGATTGATGACCGCTTCATGCCGGGAGCGAATGGCGCGTATGATCCAATTACGGCAGAGCCGCCGGACACCGATCCGGAAGCGCTGGTTTATCTGGATATTCGTTCTTGCGTCAATCCGTCCACTCGCGGGCGTAATGTGCGCTATCGTGTTGCGGCTAGTCCAGGCTGGGAGTGTGGCTTCACGCTGCAATGGGATGCAACCGTTGTCAGTCGCGGCGAGATGGAGGCGGTTATGATTGATGCCGGTCGTCTCGTTGGAGTGGGTGACGGGCGCAATATCGGAATGGGCCGGTTTATCGTCGAGCAATTCGACGTTCAAGAAATCGGATAGGCTTTTCCGGGCTCGGCTTGGCATGGCCGGGCTGGGCGTGGCGAGGCGTGGTAAGGTATAGCAAGGCAGGGGTTCTATTCGCTAGCCTAGTGGTGCAACTCCGCAGAATAGAAATCGCGGGGCCTGGCGAGGCATGGCCGGGCGGGGCCAGGTGGGGCGGGGCTAGGCCTGGTGTGGCGCGGCCCGGCGAGGTAAGGCAAGGCAGGGATTCTGTTCGCTAGCCCAGCGGTGCAACTCCGTAAAGCAGGAATGACTGGGTCAGGTACGGCTTGGCAGGGGCACGGTCAGGTGGGGCTTGGAAGGGCGCGGCGTGGAAGGGCCGGGCATGATGTGGTCTGGTGCGGCGAGGCGGGGCCCAGGTATAGCAAGGCAAGGCGAGGATATGCCAAAGTCAAGGCAGCCGATAGAAATATGGCGCGAGACGCGGCGCAAGGTATGGGAGCGCGATGAGGGCATCTGTCAACATTGCGGCAAGCCCGTATCCTTGCGCATATGTCACACAGACCATATTTATTCTGGCAAACTCGCGGGCAATAAGATGAGCAACTTGCGAACACTGTGTAGGCGCTGTCACGTTTTACGCAAAGACATGCGACATCGCGGCATGATCGCAAGTGCTCTCCGAGATGGTATTATTCCTCCAAACTGGCGCGAGTTGGTTTGGTAGGGTTGGCAATTCAAGCGGCACGTTTTAGCAGAGGGGGACAAATGAACGATAAGGAATTTGCAGAAGCCGCCAAGAAGATTCTGCCCATAATGGCGTCCATACCAGAGACGCTAGATGCTATGGAACGCATGGAATATATGCCACAGCCCGATCCCGTGAAGATGGAACGATTTGCAAAGAAGATTGATCGACTATTATCGCGCATTCTGTGGTGGCAAAAAGTATTGCACATAGAGAATCCGCCGCGCTGGTTGGTACAACTGACGCCAATGTGGATAGTCAGGCTTTGCCATTGACAGGGGCGACATAATATGCTACAATAGGTTAGCAGGTTTACACTGAGTTATGGGAAGCCGACGTAGCTCAACGGCAGAGCAGTGGTTTTGTAACCCACTGGTTGTAGGTTCGACTCCTACTATCGGCTTTGCCCTACGTGCCATGTGTACGATAGGATCAGGTGTCGTGTAAGCGATACTAGGAACGGGGCGGTGCGGGCCTGACGGGAATCAGGCCATAAGAGGCTACGAGCCGGTATCAAATCCGGCGACCGCACATGCAAGCTGCGAGCTTGGAACGTAGCGCCACCATATTCCGAACCCCCGCTAACGCGGGTTGCCGAAAGGATAGGACATGGGGCGCTAGGCGCGGGCAAGAATAGGTCTTGGGGTCGCAACTCAAGAGGCGGTGCAATTCCGCCGCCCGCGCTTAGCGGGACTTTTCACGGTGCAAGCCATTGGCGGTTGGGCTGAAACTAACCGCCAAACAGAAACAAGATCGCGGGAAGCCGCAGCGATAAAAATAGGGCGGGAGGGCGCGGGCCTGACGGGAATCAGGCAGGGCACAAGGGTGCTGATTCTATGAGCCGGTGTCGAATCCGGCCACCATTCTTGGTGACAGCATGATGCCATTAGCTCTGTTGGGCTATAACTAACAGAGCATAGAATAGAAGGGGGAGAAGGAAGATGGAGAGCAAGCAGTGTTGCGCGGAAGAGCAAGAGTCCTATGTTTACAAGCAATATGCACGTTACAGAAAAAGGGGGCTTACGCCAAACGAGGCGCTACAGCTCATCTATTTGGAGCTAGGCGAGTCCAGGGTATCGCTTCAGCCGCCGCGCATTATTGACCCTATAGAGCGACGCTAGAAGACGCGCCATTAGCTCCGCAGCTAACAGAGCATAGAAACAAAACGTGGGATAGCCGCAGCGTTGAGCGGGCGGGGAGGGGCGGCTCAGTTTGATGTGTAACGCCGGCGTGATATGGGGGGATATGTTCGAACAGCAAGCAAGACTTTTTGCCTGTGATTGTGCAGAGCGCGTGCTGCCTATCTTTGAGAGCGAATATCCTAACGAGCATCGGCCACGGCAAGCCCTCGCGACTGCGCGACGATTTGCAAAGAACGAGGCCACAGCCAAAGAGGTAAGAGCGTCCCGGGTAGATGCTGCCGTAATAGTGTGTAGGGAGATAGGCGGAGGCACTATAGCGGAAACTATAGAGATTTTGGCCGCAAGAACGGCGCTTGGCAGCATAGGTTGGGTAACAGCCGATGGCATAAGTGCGCGGTGCATCGAAGGCGCAACAGAGGCTGCCAGAAAAGCCATTGAGCTGTCGGTATTGGCAAAGACAGAAGACTTGTCTCGGGCCAAAGATGCCGCAAATGCAGAGCGTGTCTGGCAAAAAGCACAACTACAACGCTATATAAATGACAAAACATAGCGTCACCTCGCACATGAGAGGGCATCCGATCTTTTGGGATGATTCGCAATGGCTCTATGTCGATACGGAGGGGCCAGCAACAGACGATAGGCCATGCACACGTTGTGGACAAATGCCAACGTCAGAAGGCAATGATGCTTGTTTGGGGCACATACTAGGGGCGGTGGGGGCCTGTTGTGGGCATGGGGTAGAGAAGGGATACGTGATTTACCGTGACAAGGCGGGGAGATTTATTTGCAGACGAATAAATGACAAAACATAGCGAGCTACAACTAGCCGTTCTTGAGAGAGACGGCGAGAGATGTCTAAACCCTGGTACTGGCCCAGGCGACAGCACATGTGGAATGATCCGCGCAGGCACGAGCCAGAGTTTGCGTTTATGTGGCGAAAGTGAGGGGGCATGGGAAGCAAGAAGCTAAAACACAAACGAGTGGGGAAATTCATGGCTGATCTTTCGGAGGTCTCGCGTAAGCATGGCATTTGTATTGAGGCCGACGCCGATTTTCAGCCCTGGTTTAGGGAGCTGCCAAAAGGGCCGGGATATTACACCTGCTATGTTAGTGGGCTTTTGGGTCATTGTGGTCTGCACTGGAAGAAAAAGAAGTGATGTGCCCCAAATCATTTTTGTTGTTGATTGAGCAAGACGCTGATTGGTATGTTGCGAGCGCAGACGAGTTTCTGGTACATGGGGACGGGCCGTCAAAGGAAGCTGCCATTCGAGACTATTACGAGTGTCTTGGCGAATATTATTGGCTGGTTAGGGAGTCGGCGCTGGCAGGCGACCCATTTGACCAAGAGGAACTGGCGCGACTCGACGCGTACATAAGCGGGGCGGGGTCATGAGTAGGGGCTTTGAGTCTTGTTTCAAGCGCGATGTATCTAATGCATTCCAAAGGGGCTTCTGGGTAGGAATGAGCGCTGGCATAATCATTGGCGTAATAATTGTCGTAATAATTGTCGTTGCCCTAGCAAGCGCTGGCACAGTGTAACGCCGGCGTGACAAAGCACACTGATCTACAGCAAGCAGTCCTAGAGCGTGACGGTTGCACATGCCAAGAGTGCGGCAAGCACACGCTAACCACGCATCATATCATATCCAGAAGATTCAGAGATAGCTGGAGGCCGTGTAATCTTATAGCGCTTTGTACAGAGTGCCACGCCAAGGCGGGCGGGGCCAAGAAAAGACACTTGAACCATTTGCGAGACAAGTACGGCTATGAGTATACAAAACGATTGTGGGTGATTGCGCTAGAGGAGATGGGATGACCAAAGAAGCAAAGGTAGAGATACGCCAACTCTCGGAATTTGCGCCTGACAGTGAAAATGCGAATGAAGGCACTCAACGCGGCGCAACGCTATTAGAGAACTCCGTCTCAGAAGACGGTGCTGGCCGGTCACTATTGGCCACCTCGGATGGGGTGCTCATTGCAGGCAACAAAACACAAGCGGCACTAATGGAACGCGGCATAGAAGAGGTAATCGTAGTCCACACAGACGGGACGCAAGCGGTCATTGTGCAGAGAGACGACGTCCAGGCCGGAACAGACAGGGCCAAACTTATGGCTTTGCGCGATAACAGGACTTCTGAAATTGGACTAAATTGGTCAGCAGAGCAAATCGCGGCTGATCTGGCAGACGGGCTAGACTTATCGGGACTGTTCTTTGATAGCGAGCTAGCGGAGATATGTGAGAAGTTGCCCGAATTCAAGGAATATGATGAGGGTGTGGCTGACGAGGTAGAGTTTGTAACTTGCCCAAAGTGTGGTCATCAGTGGCCCGCGTAGACTATCCGGCGATTCTTGAGCAAGCATGGCAAGAGCACCTTGCGCCAAGAGAAGCAGACGCGCCAACAGTTGTCAGTACCTTTGCGGGTTGCGGCGGATCGAGCCTTGGCTATAGCATGGCGGGCTATAGGGAATTACTGGCAGTCGAATGGGATGATAACGCAGTTGCGACGTTCAAGCTCAACTTCCCAGACGTGCCGGTTTACCATGGGGATATTTGCAAGCTGTCGGTAGAGGAATGCTTGAATCGGGCAAAGATAGAACCTGGACAGATTGACGTATTGGATGGGTCGCCTCCGTGCCAAGGATTCAGCACGGCAGGCAAGCGCGTTATGACAGATGCCCGTAATAGCTTATTTAGAGAATTTATACGGCTCTTGCGCGGCTTGCGTCCCAAAGTATTCATTATGGAAAACGTAAGCGGTCTAGTCAAGGGCAAAATGAAGCTAGTCTTTGCAGAGATTATGCGAGAAATGAAAGCTAGCGGATACAAGGTATCGTGCCGATTGCTAAATGCTATGTACTTTCAAGTGCCGCAATCACGGCAACGACTGATCTGGATAGGCGTAAGAGAGGATTTGAGCATAGAGCCGAGCCATCCGAAGGCGAGATTAGTGATTGGTAGTATTCGCGTTGATGATCGGCTCTGCTCGTTGAGTAGAAAACGATATGGTGACAAGCTACAATGTGAGCATAAGCCGATTAGTACAATTACAAAAATTGGGCGACATTTTTGGGATGTTCGGCACGAGTTTGGTCCGCTATCATATTCTGTAAATGCTTCTTTTCCAAGAGAGTTTATGTTTGTTGGCGGGTTAGCTGTACGCAAACAGCGTATCGGCAACAGCGTCCCGCCGCTATTCATGCGAGCCATTGCGGGGCATGTAAGACGAGAGATATTGAGAGCATGAAATATGTTTGTTCTAAATGCGGTTATATTTGGGATGATGGAAAGCTAGAGCTAACACGCCAGGACGTGCCAGATGCAATATGGCCCACAGATAACGAGTGGGGCGTGCCGTTGCTAGACGCGGCTTTGCAGGCAACAGCACTGACAGAGCCAATAACGGCTTGGGGCACGGTAGCGCGAACATCCAAGATGCAAGGCACGTGGCATTATTATGTGGGGGACTATCGCTTTGATGCGCTTTGGGATGACCCCGCGCCGGTAGTCAATTCGGGGTGCAAGACAATCATCGAGCCAAACTTTACCATATCGCCAGTGATGCCCAGAGCCGTCGCCTTGTGGCATATCTACCGTAAGCGCTGGCTAGCACGATATTGGCAATCGCATGGCATATCAGTTATAGTAGACCTGAATGTATGCGAGCCGAATCTGAGCGCCGTTGGGCTATTGGGCGTGCCTAGTGGCTGGAAGGCATATGCTACACATGGTGCGGACGAGTATATCGATCAGACCATACACGAGTACGAGTTGGCATGTGAACATGCAGAGACAAGCGACATACTCTTTGTGGTATATGGCGGTGGCAAGAAGGCACAGGAGGAGTATCGCAAGCACGACTGGACACACATAGACGAATATATGAATCAGCGAAGGAACAAGAGACATGGCAAATAGCGCAAAGCAGGGTGGCGGTGGTGGCAGAGGCGGGGGGTACGTATCTCTAACCGCATTATCTGGCACTCCTAACCAGGTAGCACGGGCGACCGATATTAGAGCAGACATAATTGATCGCGCAGAGAGTTATCGAGATAGAGTTCTGAAAGCGATGCGCGGCGGTGGAGAAGTTGATGGATTTGATATAGAAAAATCCTCAGCAACAGAGATTAGGCAGGCGCGAAAATGGTATAATGATGTAATCCGGAAAAGCACATCCCGTAATATGGCTCAGTCGGCACGCTTTTGGATAGGGAAGCGTAGTTTTAGAAACTCTAACGGACTTAATATCACAAGCTCCATGTCCACTGGCGCATTATAATAGATCAGAGGGCATCAATAACTATGGCATGAAGTTGGTACATAGAGCATGAAGATTGACGAATTGACGCAATAGGAAACCCCATGCAAGCAGGGAAACCCCATGCAAGAATCAAAGAGATGTGGAGCAAAAACGCGCAACGGAACACCCTGCCAGAACTGGGCTATGTCCAATGGCAAGTGTCGAATGCACGGGGGGCTTACGCCTGGGGGGCTCGCCTGTGCAAACTATAAGCATGGCCGCTATAGCGAATACTTACCCGCGCGTTTATTAGAGCGATACAATGAGGCGGCTGACGATCCCGACTTGCTGGCACTGAGACAGGAAGTGGCGCTCGTAGACTCGCGGCTGGCCGACCTGCTAAAGCAAGTGGATACGGGTGAGAGCGGCAAGTTGTGGAGCGAGCTAAAGGGGGCCTGGCAGGTATTGGTAGATGCCAAGGGGACTGCCGCCAAAACAGTCGCTATAACGACGCTAGGGCGATTGATCACGTACGGGGTAGAGGACAGAGCCACGTGGAGAGATATAAGCGGCACGATAACGCAAAGGCGCAGACTAGTCGAGAGCGAACGAAAGCGGCTGTTGGAAATGCAACAATTCATAACAGCCGAACGCGCGATGATATTGATGGGCGCAATAGTGGACGTGATAAGGAAAAATGTCACAGATAGGGACACACTGGTTACAATCACCTCGGAGCTTGGAAAGCTCGCTGCTACTGGCGGTGGGTGAGGCGCTTGTGCCAAAGACAGACAAGTATGCGCTATTCCAGCTTACATACAGAGACGATCCCGTTGGATTCATGCGCGATTGCATTGAGTGGCCCAAGGCGACGGGGCCAGCACCTTACCAAGACGAGATACTAAGAACGTTACCGATCGAAAAGCGCGTGGCGGTCAGGGGGCCACACGGACTAGGCAAGACGGCACTAGCGGCGATAGTCGTATTATGGTTTGCCCTAACGAGAGACGGCGAGGATTGGAAGGTACTAACTACGGCCAGCGCTTTTCGGCAACTGGACAAATTCTTGTGGCCGGAAATACACAAGTGGGCTAGACGCCTCCGCTGGGACAAGATATGCCGCCCGCCCTTTAATAGCCGAACAGAACTAATGAAGTTGAGCTTGCAATTGAGCACCGGCCAGGCGTTTGCCTTGTCTAGTGATGATCCGAATAGCATCGAGGGGGCGCACGCCGAATCGCTCTGCTACGTATTCGACGAAGCCAAGGCAATACCGGACGGCATCTGGGATAGCGCGGAGGGCGCGTTTGCATCTCCCGACACTGCCGAGGTCCTTGCGCTGGCAATCTCAACACCAGGGCCTACGTCTGGTAGATTCTATGAGATTCATACCCGCAAGGCCGGCACCGAGAACTGGTGGCCGCGTCACGTTACGCTAGACGAATCAATCAGTGCGGGGCGTATCTCTCGAAGCTGGGCAGAGCAATGTGAGCGCTTGTGGGGCGAGGATGATGCCAGATACAAGAACCGCGTGCTAGGCGAATTCGCAGCACAAGACGAGACCGGAGTCATACCGCTGGCCTGGATAGAAGCCGCAAATGGACGATGGGAGGACTGGCGAGACGAGGGATTCCCTGGGCGAATGACAACTATTGGGGTAGACATGGGCGGCGGCGGCGAGGGCGGCGACAAGAGCGTGCTAGCGATAGTTTATGATGGCGTAAAGGTAAAAGAATTGCGCAGCTATGGCTTGGCGAATGATCCGCATACGGCGAGTATGGAAATCGTAGGGCGCATCAGAGGCGCAGTCCAGGCGGGGGCGCTGATCATACCAGATGCACAAGGGGTAGGGGCGGGGGCCTATAACAGGCTGGCAGAGCTGGGCCACAACGTAACGCCGTTTATCGCCTCATTCGGGACGGGCCTGCGCGATGCGGCTGACGAGATGGGCTTTGTCAATTGGCGCAGCGCAATGTGGTGGATAGGCCGAGAGATGCTAACGCCGGATAGCGGATTCGACATTTGCCTACCGCCAGATGACGACCTAACGGGCGACCTGTGCGCTCCCAAGTACAGAGTAGTTAGCGGGGGGCGATACCAGATTGAGAGCAAAGACGCGGTGCGCAAGCGGATAAAGAGAAGCACGGACAGCGCAGACGCGGTGCTTCAGGCATTGGTGGGGCCAGCTCTGGCTAGAGAGAGGGCGCAGGGCGGCGAGACAATGGGCAAATTAGTTTACGATCCGGTTAGATTTTAGAGGGGGAGATCATGAATGAGTGTTATGATTGTCGGCAATATCACCAACTTGACGCAGAATGCGGATACTGTGATGTTATAGAGGATAGGGTTCGTGGCGCCGGCGTTTGTGGCAAGTGGGAGGCGAAGGCCGGAAAGAAGACGTGTAGTAATTGTCGCTTTTTCCGCGCTGGCACCGATACATGGGGGCGGTGCATATCATACAGCGGGATAAATGCGGGCGTTTTCGAGCACGAGGGGCCGTGTTCCGCGTGGGAGGCTATTGAGGAAATACCGCCAGAGCCGCCGCATCAAGAGTGGCACGTTGCAGACGTAAATCTACTCTATAGTGAGCTGGCCGAATTGCTGGGCATAAAAGGCAGAATCTTGTCGGTAGAGCCAATTAGGGATAGAATAGGGGCTGTGAAAATTCGAGTAGAGCATCCGGCGCTAGAGGGCTATGCCGAGGGCTCTGTGCCTCGTTGCATGGGGATAGACGAACTGCGGGAGATGATTGGCAATGAATAAGATATGTGGGAACTGTGGGCGTTATAAGGTCAACCATCTTCCTAGCGGATTGGGAGCATGTTTCTTGAGCGACGTTGTGGTGCGCTCTTATTTTTGCGATGCCGCTTGTGATAAGTGGGAGGCAAAAGTTGGGCCGCCAGATACGACGGGGCGGACGTGGCCAATGAAGCCCCGGCGTTGCAAGCGCATTGGTTATCATCACATCTATTCAGATGAACGCGGGCGATTCCGTCACCTGTGGACGCCACGCCAATGTCGTCTAATGAACATCCTGGACTTTCGCTACTGGGGCTGCGATTGTGGCTACATAGCCCCTTACGGGTTGGTTATATTTGCGGGCTGCAAGAAACATGATTAGGAGTAACACATGGCAAGTTTACGAAAGATAAGACAAAGCGCACGAGAGACGTTATCTAGACTGCGCACGACAAACGAGGAATTCAAGGCCACACGGATTAGAGCAGCGGCGTTCAATCACGCCTACAATGAAGCGCCGTGGCAATTCACGCGCAACGGGCTACTGCAAGAGATTGACCCTGGTACATGGGACCACCTCCAGCAGATGCAAGGTTGGGAGCAGATGTTTTCATTGGGCGGCGAGGCTGTTGGCACAGACGAACAAGATCGATTGCGCCAGGTCACGCAGAGCCGATACGCCTACCGCACTAACGCCTACATCAAGCGCATGGTGCAAATGTGGACAGACTTTGCCTTTGGGCTACGGGTAGAGATTCTTATTGATGACGACAAAGCACAAGAAGTATGGAACGAATGCTGGACGTCCAGGGATAACCGAGCCATATTCGGGCCGCGCAACCTGAGCAAGAACAGCAACATTTTGCTAGTTGACGGAGAGATATTCTATACGGCCTTTGGTGATGTTGTTACGGGCCTTGTCAAATGGCGGCGAGTAGCTACAGAAGAGATCACCGCTGTCGTCACAGAGCCAGGCGACACGGATGTAAACGTGCTATACCGGCGCACGTCAACCAAGGGTACTGTAACTAAAACGCGCTACTACAAGGACACAGCTGCTGAGGACAAGGCCATTGCAGACGCGCAAGGCAAGATCAAATGGGATAGTGCTATACTAAAGGCCGAGGATGAGAACACGGCTACGGACGTATACATGATGCATGTGCCGTTCAACACGCTGACGAAACGCGGCCGGCCGATGACCTCGACAAGCATCCCCTGGGCGCGGGCTGATGAGGAGTTTCTGCTAAACCGCGTAACCCTGAGCAGAGCCGTAGCGACGTTCTTTGAGGACATCGAAACAAAGGGCGGCAGTCGCGGGATAGGCGCCGTGCGGACATATATGCAATCGGCGCTAAATTATAGCAACTATTCCGAGACGAACCCGCCGCCGCCAGTAGGATCGCCGCTGGTACACAACGAGGCCGTATCGCGCAAACGAATGCCACTGTCCACGGGGGCCAGCGACGCCTCCACAGACAGCATGATCTTGACAAGCATGGTCGGGCTGGGCATGGGCGTTCCTCCTCACTGGCTGGGCAGGCCAGACGCAATGCAGAATCGCGCCGTGGCACGAGAGCTATTATTGCCGACAATGAGACAATGGCGACGATACCAGCTGTTCTGGCGCAGCGTGTTTGAGGACATCGTAAGGTTCACGCTAAAGATGCGCTCGGAGTATCCCGCAGGCAACGGCCTAACCTTTGCTGACAAGCTAAATATAGACGTGACGCTGGACAGCCCCATTGACGCCGAATTCAAGGACGTTATCGAGGGCGTGGTAGACGTATTCGATAGGGGGCTGCTAGATGCCAAGCTGCTGACTAGAATCATAGCGCGACTGCCAGAGTTTGGGTTGACGGACATAGACGAGATCGTATCTGCAATGTATCCAGAAACAGAACAGGCCGAGACGCTGCAAACACTCAAGGACTTGCTGGGTGAGGGGAGCGTGGCAGAGTCGTTAGAGGTGATCAAAGAGATACTAGGAGAATAGGGGGAGATCATGAAAAGGGTATGTGGGGACTGCGTACATTGTAGGGCCGCTACAGAGACGGAGTTGGCGTATTGCACAAAACGAGAGAAGGACATTGTATTGGCGTCGGTTCATAATGCTTGCGATGATTGGGAGGCGGGCACAAAGCGATGTGCAAACTGTAAGCATCTCGTACCAAAAGGCAGGGGAGAAGTTTGCTTACTAGAAACCAGGGCAGCATGGCAGAATCCGTCTGATCTTGCCTGCCCCAAGTGGGAGCTGGCCGACAAAGCCCCCACGCTTTTTGTGCGATATACCCATGATGAAATAGTAGATGTATTGGGCCTGCCACCGGGGGGCCAGCTAATGTGGATTAAGTTTGATCGCGATAAGGGCGTGCTGATAAACTATGACCATCCCAATCCCGTGCCAACAAGCGACATGGGCGCTAGGGCGTGGGGCTATCAAATAACGTAGGGGGGAGATCGTGAACGACGAAAGTAAGATATGTGGGAATTGCTGGCACGCCAGCATTACAGACGTTTGTAACAAAGTGCGCTGCGCAAAGCGAGAGGGCCTGCTAGTTAGGGAAAGTGCCCCCTCATGTAAGAGCTGGAGGGATGCGCACAGAAAAATGTGCTTTACGTGTAAACATCTGGGATGGGCGCGCCGGCCTATGGATGGCACGGATCGGGAAGTGTGTATGGTGTGTGTGGCGCGAGATTCGATGATTGTCAATCGCTATGACCCCGCTTGTGGAAGCTGGGAGGAAGCGGTTGATGACTGAAACTACGAGACTAGTCAAGAAGGTTGAGGCAAACAAGAGCATCTTTGACAGCGACGTGTTCAAGCGATTGAGCATGGAGGTGCTTGGCTCGTGGGATGCCGAATTCGCAAAGCTAGGCATCGAGGAACACGCGACACTGGCGCAGAATGTACACGGCGTGCTGATACTGGGCTACATGGCTGGATATGAGGCGGGGAGGAAAAGCAAGTAATGCTACGTATTGGTTGGTTGCGCGAGGCGCGGCGCAAAGCGAGCTACTTCAAATCCTTTCGCATGAATATTCGCGCTAACGTGCGTGCTTTGTGGAAAGGCTACTGGACGCCAGACCAATTCGACACGCAAATGCGGCGCTCGCTAGAGGTAGGCTACACCGCTGCATGGTACGAAGGCGCAAAAGAGATGGGCGTATTGCCAGACGAACTCACGGCAGAAGAGATAGCGGCGCTGAACGCAGCTATAGCCCAGAACAGCGCGCATATCGAGCGATTTGCGCAGACTATACGAGAGAAGAGTCAGGCCAACGGGGGCAAGCTGACGCCTTTGTTGAAAAGAAGCGATATGTGGGTAAATCGTTATCATGACGTCAAGAATCAGGCGCGGCTTATGGCGGGCGCAGATCAAAAGCTAAAGTGGGTTTTGGGCAATAACATCGATCATTGCAGATCGTGTCTTAAGCAGGCGGGGCGAGTTTATCGGGGTAGCATCTGGACAAAGTATGGCGTAAGAACGCAGTCGCCAAATCTTGCCTGTGGGGGGTGGAATTGCCATTGTGACCAGATACCCACAGATGAGCCAGTGACGCCAGGGAGACCACCGAGTATACCGTAAGAATGAAAAAGCTACATCCCGACGGGACAATCAAGGAATATCCCGAAAGCATAAGCGATGACTGGCTTATTCATGATATGGAATGGGAAGAGCATGAGCAGCCGATCATACAATGTGATTGTGGCTCGGAGAGTTTTCGCGTGGCATGGTGGGACTATCCCTATACGGGCGGCTATTGCAAGATTACATGTACAGAATGCGGCAAGAGTCGAGAGTTGATTGACGACTACGGATAGAAGGGAGATCGACATGTTTGGGAGATTGAGGAAAGCGCGAGAATCACTGATTATTGGGCTAGAGGCGCAGCTAGAAAAGCAACAGGATACGCTTTGTAATGTCAGAGACGAATTGCACATTGCGAAGTGTGCAGCCAGAGATGCAGAGTGGAAGGTAGAGAATTTGATTAAATCTCTAGCTGATAGTAGGCAAGAGAAAAAGGCCACGATCGAAGCCTTTCGGGAGCAGCTGGGCGACTGGCGCGTTTACGATAGCGCGCCTATCTGGGTCGTGCGTTATCTCGGCGCGCTACGCACAGAAGTTGTCATTATATGCGCAGAGTCTGCGCATATGGCAGCCAGGGTTTTTAGTAGCCAGTGGCCTGCTCGCACGATAGTATATGTGGGTAGTGCCGTAGACGAAGCCACAATGATGGCTATTCTTATGCGGGGCGAGGGCCGGGCGATAGGGGAGGACGAAGAATGTTTGGTAAACTAAAGAGAGCGAAAAGGCGAATTGCGTATTTGGAGCGGCAACTGGATGATGTGAAGAGCGCGACAATCTACGCGCCCGGCAATGTGCCAGCACTTGTCAACGACTATAAAATTGAGGTGTGTGGGGAACATGTGGCCGAATGGGAGCGAGGACTGATTGGCAAGACGTTCACTTGTGTAGTGTTGCGACGCGGGCTTGTGTTTGACGAACATTACAAGGCGCGGCCAGAGTCGCTAGAAATTCGGCTTATTGAAGAGGCAAGGCCATGCGGCGTTCAGGCAACGGTATGGGAATTCCAGCATATCGATACGGGCAAGCAGAAATATGTTGTGCGGCTAGACGGGGTAGATGCGGGGCAGTATGGCAAGGCGCTTATAGGCAAAACGGTTCGTATTGAAGGGAAAGATGACCGCGAGATTGCGCACGACGCATCTCTCTGCACGCTAGATTTGTATCCTATCGAGGAGGCCAAATGAGAGCACCAATAGCACTAGCCTGCATAGACGGCCAGATCACGGCAAAGATGATCGGCGCACTTGGCGTGGACATAGACGGCTGGTTAGAGAGGCTCGACGGCCAGACGTTTACCATTCGATGCGCGGGCATTGATCTAGTAAACAATTCGATGACATTCGATCAGCGCGTCAATCCAAAGGTGGTGACGCTGGAACTGGTAGGGTGCAATGAATGACGACCGGCAGTGGCAGTCATTGCTAAAACGACTACAAGCCGTCGCACGGGAGGACGGCAAATACAAAGGCGCGGCAGTGCTGAGCGTCAGGATGGTACTTGTGGGGGGCGAGCTGCGGGGCTGGGCAACGCCGATACTGACGGCCTACGAGCCGAGAGAAGACTCAGACGCGATCCTGGCCGCGCTGGACAAAGTGACTTGATGCGCACTTGACAGAATAAACAATCTGTGCTATAATGTGAGCACTTGACATAGCGTGTCAAATGCACTATGATTGAGCTAGAATAATCTAATATATTCGCCGTATCAAATGGCGTTCACGTCTCATACCGAGGCGGGAGCGCCTTTTTTGCGTTAAGGGGGCAAAGTATGGCCTTTGGTGACCAGGGAAGTTTTACCGATTCTGTCGTGCGCGTTCGGGCAATTGCGGTCATTGCTGCTGCTCCGCTTGTATTTACAGGATGGACATCTTGTCAGGACAAAGAATGGCTTACGTTCTATATGGAATATGAGCGTGGCGCGGTAGGCGGCGCGGTAACGTTCTCGGTGCAATATCGCCTCTCGCGGTATCTGGGCGCATACGTGCAATCAGCACTAGCTGTTGGGGCCGTGGCGGTAAACGCAGATACCACCTCCAACATACAGAGAGAGTTGCTTGTTTACGGGGCTACAGCAGCAGGGGCCGAAGGATTCATTTACGGGCCTATCCGGCTAGGCGGCTGCATTGAGGATTTCCGAGTCGGCTTTTATGAATCAGGGGTCGCTGGAACACCTGGCGACTTTGGCATAGACGCGCAGATGGGAGATAGGGCCTAGTGCTAGGCCCAACGAACATATCACGAATTAGCCGACACGAAGAGATGTTTGGCGGCGCTATCTGGTATGTAAACACCACGACGGGCAATGACGATAATCCTGGCACAAGCCCGCAATCGCCATATGTCACAATCGGCGCGGGCATAGCATCGGCGGCGGCGGGTGATGCGATAAGCGTCAAGCAGGGCACATACGACGAGGCCGGACTTGCTTTGACGCTCGACGGCATGGAATTGTGGTGCGAAATAGGCGTCATTATCCTCGACACGACGGGCTCGGCGCAAACCCTGCTCGTCTCAGGCGATCATTGTCGAGTCCGGGGCCTAGTAGTTGACCAGGCCGGGCAGGTCGGGATAAGGGTCACGGGGAACGGCGGCTGGCTTGAGGACACAGTTGTTTCCGCATCTACGGTCGCCTTTAGTATCGAGGGCAACGGCATTGTCATCGTTCGCACTTCGGCGGGCTCGTTTACGACCACCGGCTATGATTTCAGCGGTGCGAGGTGCTTGCTGATTTTGGCGGCGGCAGTTGGCGGGGGAGGCGCGGTGCGTGGAGTCTGCCTGTCCGCCGACACCGCTAGCTATAACACCTTGCGCGATATGAGCGTTTCGGGCTGCTTGACGGCGTCATACGAGATCGTGGCTGGGGCCAACTACAACAGCATCTTAAGCTGCGCGGTCGCGGGCGGCTGCGGCCCGACTGTGGATTCTGGGCAATTCAATGGCTGGGCGGATTTTGAAGGGCAATGCGATGTGTGGCCGCACGAACACATCTATCCCGTAGGTGACGGCGAGGGTACAGCGGTAACGTGGGGGGCGATTAGTTCTCAGGCGCAGGACGAGACGAACGCGGCAACGACCGCAAAAGATTATTGGGGCGAGCCAACGATTATGACTCCCCGCGCAACACTGACCCAAGGGTTCGTCGTAGCAGGATTCTTTGTGCTCACGGCGACGGCAGCCAAGAACACACAATACCAGTTCCTAAGCGCGCCTCCACAGTGGGGATCGGCGCGAAACGGGGGCAATGTCTGGGACGAAGGGGCTCTGGCGCTTACCGTTGATGACGGCACGCTATTTGGGGACGGCGACCTTTGCGTCGTCTATAGCGATTATGAAGTCGAGGTCGTACGAGTAGACGGTGCGCCTGCCGGCAACGTCGTGACCATCGAGCGCGAGGCGTCGCAATTCGGTGCGCCGAATACCGGCCTACGCTGGAATCACACTACCAACGATCCTGGCACTGAGGTTTTATACGTCGTGGAGAGGCCGGGAGTGCCGGAGCTGCACTCAAACAGGGGAATGTACCTAACTCTGGCCGCATCCATTCAGCCGCGCCAGGACTTTTACGAGCCGATGCCCAAGGACGCTAACGAGTTTGTGATCATGCGCGTTGTGAACCTGACAGACGTTGCCGATCTGGCCATGACGGCGTCACTGATCTACTGTTAGCGGGGAACGCTAAAAGTGCGCGCGATATATTAGGAGACAACATGCCTAGACGAGATGGAACGGGGCCAACAGGTAGAGGGCCGAGGACGGGTAGAGGTAGTGGGCCGTGTCCGAGGCGGAGACAGTAGATGGCTAAGAAAAAGAGATCATGCCCTGGCAGCAAGATTCGCAGCGGCGGCAAGGGCAAGGGATTAGGCCGTGGCAAGGGCAAGGGGCCGATAGGCAGACCAAAGAAGTGATAGAGGTCATTCTGGATGATGTCACGCCGGCGTTACAAGAGGCGGCAACATTCAAGACGTTAGCACAGAGATTGATGCGCGATATGGACGCACTATTGGCAACGAAGGACGTGCCGCCAAAGTTGCGCACGATGATAACGGATATGCGGCGCGAACTCAAGCGCACGTGGAAAGACCTAAAAGACGAAGCGGTGGCATGGCAGATGTGGCGCGAAGTCGAAATAGAGGTGAACAATGGAACTGGCGCAGATGGTCAAGGTAAAGATTGACGGCAAGCAAGTGCCGCTTACGGATTTGGTCGAGGCATGGGAACTGGGGCAAGACGTCGAGGAAGAGGCTACGGAAGAGGCGGTCGAGGAAGCCAAGACAAAAACGATTGACGGCAAGGCCCGACCAATGGCCGACTTTTTGGTAGTCGAGAGCGCAGATAGTGTTAGCACTTGGCATTTGCCAGTCAAGGTAAATGGCAAGATAGATCATAGATTGATGGGCGCAGCATGGGCGGCGTTACATGAGGGCTACAGGGGCGAAAAGTACGAGGGGCCTGAAAAGGAAAAAGCTCTTGAGAAGCTCACAAAGTTATACGCTGCCGAAAAGCTCCCCACGCCAGGCACAAAGGAAGTCGAGGTGACCATGGACGGGAACATTGCAGAGAAGATCAAGTATCTTGGAGACGCCGCAATTGCAGAGCTGGGCGAGGCAGAAATAGGCCACGCCGTGCAGTTGTCAGAAGAGCAAGCGGGCACATGGGATGGGATAGGGCCGCTCAAGCTGGACGTGGTGATGATCGAGCCAGGGCCAGGAAACAAAAAGGACGGGCACTGGTATCCGCGTGAAGTGCTAGAGAGAGATGCACACGTATTCGAGGGCGGCAAGATGTTTGCAACCGACCATCGGCCTGGGGAACGCAACGCCAGAACAGAGGTTGCCGACATTCTCAAATGCCCCATCGGATTCACCGAGACGGGTGCGCCCGTAGCGCGGATTGGCATATTCGATCCGGACATGGCGCGCAAGGCGTATAACCGCTTCCAACTTGGCACGCTCGCCAACCTACACACCTCCATTGTAGGCGAAGGCACGAGCAAAGAAGCCAAGATTGACGGCGAGAAATACAAGGTTATTCAAGAAATCACAAAGGGAACAGCAGATTTTGTAAGCTACGCGGGGGCTGGCGGACACGCCGCAGCCATCGCAGAACAGGAGCAAGAACCGATGACAGAACCGAAAGTGGAGCCGGTCGTGGAGCCGGTTGTGGAACCAGTCGTGGAAGAGCAGGAACAAGCGCCGGAGGTCACGTTCCTGGAAAAAGAAGCCGTAAAGACGTTTTTGAGCGAACTAGAAGGCATACCGGAGCCAGTCAAGACGCGGCTTGCCAAGGACGAATACGAGACCGAGGACGCGATCCGTGAGGCGGCCCAAGACCTGGTGGAATTGATCAAAGAGACTACGGGGTCGGGTAACGTCATGGGGAACGACGAGCAACCAGAGCCAGCCGAGAAGCGCACTCTTGAGGAGCACGATTCAGCGCTGGACGAGATCGATAAGCGATACGGGCTAAGGGGGTAACATGCCAGCAACATTTCTGACTGGAACAGATTGGCAATGCAGTTCGGGGCCAATAATCACTCGGCAAGTAACGACTGACTACCTCTGGCCCGAAGGCGGCGGATCGGACTCGGTAGCAAACGGGGATCATCCCATTTTGGCTATCGGTGCTGTAGCGAGCAGACCGTTCAACATGGTAGGGTTCGTGGTGACGTATGAGAGCAACACCGACCTTTGCGAGATGAACGTTGCGCCAGGGTTTGTAGCCAAGGCTTACGTTTACAACATCACCGGCTACTCAGGGGCGGGGACGGCGAATGCCTGGTCTGCAACTTTGGCATTTGGCACGCCAGTATACATCGACGACGACGCGTCGCTGCTTGCCGGAGGGACTTTGAGCCTATCGCCGGTGAACGGTGCTGGTGCAGAGAATCCGCTTGCGGGCTATGTATTCTCAGACCAAGTTCAGGTAGATCAGAGCGGAATCGGCGGGCGGACGCCAACGACTGCAAACACATTCCCATTGCCGTTTGAAGACGGCGCGTCAGATCACTATCTGACCGTATGTGTTATGCTCTGGCCGTCGGCCCAGGACTAGGAGGCAATATGCCAGATACTTTTTTGACCGGAACGGATTGGCAGTGTTCAAGCGGGCCGATAATTACTCGTCAGGTGATAACTGATTATCTATGGCCTGAAGGCGCACCAAAGGACACGGTAACGAACGGCGAGCATCCCATCTTGGCGATTGGCTCCACGGCGAGCAGGCCATTGAATGCGGTGGGCTTTGTCGTGAGCTACGAGAGCAATACTGACCTTTGCGAGATGAACGTTGCGCCAGGGTTTGTAGCCAAGGCTTACGTTTACAACATCACGGGCTACCAAGAGGCGGGGGTAGCGAATGCTTGGGTAGCGACCCTAGCATTTGGCACGCCAGTCTATATCGATGACGACACGGCACTGACCGCCGGGGCGACCTTGAGTCTGTCGCCAGTGAACGGCGCTGGGTTGGAGAATCCGCTCGCGGGTTACGTTTACTCGGATCAGGTACAGGTAGATCAGAGCGGAATCGGTGGCCGGACGCCAACGACCGCTAATACATTTCCGCTGCCGTTCGAGGATGGCGAGTCAGATCATCATCTGACCGTTTGCGTCATGCTCTGGCCGTCGGCACAGGATTAAGGAGTAATATGAGGAAAATCATCAGTTTGTTGACAGAGTATCGTTGTGAGCAGCTAAAATCAAGTGGACGAGAAGACAGAATCGCCGAAGTGCGCGACATGTTCAACTTCCTTGATTCCACGCTGGGCGGCGTCGTACAAAACGGTAGAGGCTGGGACGGCCCCGAGACGAAGCTGGGCGAGGTAATGACCACGGGCGACTTTTCTTACGCGCTGGAAGAGTTTGTACAGCGGCGCATGGTTCCCGGTTATAGCCGCAAGCGATTCGAGTTTGAGCCGCTTGTCAAGATGGACACATCGCCGAACTATCTCCCCGTAACCCGTTATCAGAATCGATGCGGCAGTGACGATCTGGAGTACGTAGGCGAAAAGGGCGAGGCGAGAGCCGGTAGTGTTGACGATAGCGTGAAGCGGCAATATCGTCCTTACAAGTGGCAAAAGCAATACGACTTCTCTAGCGAGGCGCTCATAAATGACGACCTGGGGCGCTTCAATGACAGGGCGGCAGAGATGGGCAAGGATGCGAGGCGCACACTTGAGAAATTTGTTTCTCGAATGTACACCAACGCCGTGACCATTACGGCTTTGCAGACGGCTGGCGCGCTCTATGCTGGCACCGGGCGATTGAATAGCAACCGCGTATCTATTGCGCGCATGGCTTTCAATCAGAGAACAGACGCTTGCAGCGAGCCAATTCTGGCGACGCTCAAGTACATCGTGCACCATCCCGGGCTGGTCGATGTTGTGCGGACGATCCGCGCAAGCGAGTTAGTCCCTGAGTTGGCGACGAACGCGGCTAACGTGGTAGCGGGCGACTTTATTCCTATCGAAGACCCCTACATCACGGGCACTGCGCCCAACCTTCCCTGGTATGCTTTCACCGACTATCAAGCGGACAATGTTATACCGCTTGTGATCGTAAGACGCGCGGGGATGCCAGCGCCAATGCTAGTCAGGAAATCGAGCGATATGCAGTCCTTCGCTAACTTCAGCGCGGGTGGCGCTTCCGTCAGCCCGATCATGGGCGACTTTGCCACGGGCAACGTTGTGGTAAAAGTAATGGACGAGTGGGGCACATATCTGGGCGACGAAACCGACGGAAACCTGTTTGACATCCGTGGCGCGTACTATAGCGCCGGCACGGCTGCATAGTAATAGAAAAGGGAGATCAGGAAATGAAACGTAAAGAAGGATTTGCTGGACAGACGGATTACGTCGTTCCAGGTAGTGACGAACACGCCGCGATACTGGGCTTGGTAAAAGCACAAGAAGGTGAGACCCTGGTGGTTGATGGGTGGACGCTTAGTGATCCGATGGGCTTTGGCGCAGTTGCTACTGAAAAGTATCTACTGCGCAAGCTACGATCATGCGTCAATGAATTGCACGGCGAACAGCCGGAAATGCAAAGCACAGACCCTCGCAAGCCAGGGTACGCGCCTAAGATGTGGCTGCCAAGTGAAGGGCCAGTACGCGGGCAAGTATAGGAGGTAACATATGTTAATGCCACTCGACCGGCTATCACCGTTTTATCCGGGTCTGATGGGGGTAGATGGTAGCGACGTGCCACGGGGCATCCGTTCTGCGGCACAAGGGGTGGTCTACTTTGTAGACGCCAGCCATCCAGACGCCAGCGACGCGCACGATGGCACCGATCCCGAACACCCCCTGGCGACCATCCAGGAGGGGATTGACAAAAACAACGCAACGATTGACTGGGCGGTAGTGCCGCCATACAAGGGGCAAAACTGGATCGTAATCGCGCCTGGGGTGTACGACGAGAATCTAACGCCAGCCTACTACTGCAAGATGATTGGCCGGGGCGTTGCACGTGGCGACGACTGCGCCGCGCATGTGTCGCCTACGGCGGGATCGGCCATGGCTGGTACGGGCATCGCGTTACATCTGATCAATATGCGGTTCAGCGCGAACACGGCTGTACCCGTCCTGGACTTTGAGACGTTCAATAGTTGTGTTGTCGAGGACTGCATGATCACCGATCACAATGCGGGGCTGGCAACGATTGGGCTTGATATGACCAGCGCGGGTGGTAGCGCGATTCTGCGCTCTCGTTTCAACTACAACACGAATCCGCTAACCATCGGCATCCGCTCGACCGGCGCGTTCTATGATTGCAAGGTCATCGGCTGCGAGATTCACGCGGTCACGACGGGCATCGACCTGTCTGCTGCGGGCCTGTGCGCCAATGCGCTGATCGCGCACAACTATATCGCCAGACCGGTAACGGGCATCAATGACGGTGTAGGTGATACGCTAGTCGTGGACAACTGGATCACGGCAAGCACGGCGGCCATCACTCATGCGGCGGCGGGCACAATGTGTATCGCCAACCACGTGATCAATAACGTTGCTGGCGCAGTTGAACTAGCGGCCACAGACTAGGGGGTAAAACTATGCCTGGTGCAAACGTTTCACAACCCTGGCCCTTACAACGACTAAACCCCTTCTACCCTGGGCAACCAGGGGTAGAAGGGACTGACAACCGGACGGGCCTGCGGCAGAGTGTCGAGGGCACGATCTTTTACGTCGATCCGAACTATGCTGGGGCGACGACCACGGCAGACGGCACAAACCCGACCAACCCACTGAGTACAGTGGCGGCGGCGCTTACGAAGTGTGCTGATCATCGCGGCGACATGATCGTCGTTATGGCGAACGGGGCCTGGACGCATGGCGAGGGCACGACGCGCGCTTTGCCCGTGCAGGAATCTGTAACCGTAACGGTACATGGCGTCAAAATCGTGGGGATGGCCCCATCAAGCTCTGTAGGAGTAGTCTGGGAGCCGTCAGTAAGTGGCGCAACGGCGATAACCGTTCATGCGCTGGATGTTCTGATTGAGGGCTTTGCTTTTCAAGGCGACTTCGATCCGGCCATATCAGCCGAATGGAATGGCACAGCGCTATATGGCGATAATCTGACGGTTAGGAACTGCCTCTTTGATGAAGACGTGGATATTGCTATCCAACTGGAATTCTCTTGGTTCTTTGACATACATCATAACGGGTTTTTCTCATGTGACGAATATGGCATTTACGCGGATGCGGGCGGATCAGGGGCCGACGATGGCTATATCCACCACAACAACTTCTGGAACATCGGCACAAGTGCTGTGGCGTTGCTAGGCGGAAGCGCAGACAACAAGGTCTGGGAGAACCAATTCTGGAATACCCATGCGGCCATAGGTCCCGCCGGTGGTGCTACGACTGGCGAGATGATTGACATGACGGGTGGCGCGAGAGAGTTTGTACACGATAACATAATGAGCTGCCTCGACACCGTACCCCAGAACGGCGACTATGCTGATTGCAACGTCTCGACCGCTTCAGGGGCTTGGTGTCGCAACCGATTGATGGACGCATTTTCTAGCACAAATCCGTAGGAGTGACAATGACCAAACTAGGCAAGAAGATCGGAAAGGCAGATGCGTTGTTGCTCATAGCTGCCGGATACAATACACCCAAAAAGGTCAAAGACGCAAAAGATAGCGACCTGCGCAAGATCGAGGGGCTTGGAACGGTGGCGGTAAGTCGAATCAGGAAAAAGCTGCCGAGGAATAAATAATGGCTTGCACGGGGAGATACGCTGAAGCGTTCGACTATGGAATCGCGCTTTGCGTCGGAGACAATAACCATCTCGTGATGGGCATTGACGATGGCGGCGGCGCGGCTGTAGCGTTTCTAACTGATACGGCGGCGTTCTTTACTAGAGACGCCGTGTATGTAGGTTCGCCGTTGATAAACGTGACAACTAGCAATACATACGGCCTTGTAACAGCGGTTACATCCGACACTGTACTGCAAACAACACAAACATGGAGCAACGGCGATACCTACAAAATATCCACACTGACATATGCGCAGGTGGGCACAATCGAGACCTATCTGGACATAGCATCCGGGGGAATACACGCGGCGCTTGCGGCCAGCGGAGCTTGCGATTGCGCGTTCGCTAGTTGGGCAAACGGCTATCTGCGACAACTCAACGTTATGTGCGCGGCGGTGATGCACGAATGCCCGTGCGGACGAAGCAACCTCTCGGACGCCGAAAAGCAAATGTGGCTAACGTGGTGCTCGGAACAGCTTACCAGCATCCGCAACGGCGAGCTTGAACTTTGCGCGGGCGAGACGGGATCGGAATTCCCATCGATAGGCGCGGCCCCGATGGGCTGGGATCCGTGGAGCCAGGCGCAGATTATCAATAACAGCATCAAGAGCAACAGCTAATGGGTTGAGGATGTAAAAGCCGCACAGTGGGCGGCATCAAGATGCCAGTAGCGCAGAAGATCATCTTTGGGCAAATGGGCCTAAAGAAACTTACGAGCATCGTGGGCATGACAATGAAATGGAAGGGCGCGGTCACGTGTCGGGAATACGAATTCCGCAAAGAGCAGCCGACGCTGTGGGTAGATAGACGCGATGCTAAAGATATGTTAGCACGCAAAGCGCCGACAGGAGAGGGGCTATTTGAATAATGGTAGTCCTAATGAAAGCCATCAAGCCAGCGAGACTCAAAGACAAGGCGATGCGGCTTGAGCTGCTAAACGCGATGCGCAAGGCGGCAAAAGTAGTCGAGAAGGACTTTGAAGAGACTGTCAAAACGTGGACGACAAAGCCAACATTCAAGACGATAATCAGTCTAAAGGGTGGCCCGACAATCCTAACGGACACGGCAACGGATAGCGAGCGATATGGATGGATCAATAACGGAACAGGCTCGCGTGGAGGCCACAGCGATTATCGCATCTATGCGGGAATCTATACCGGCAAGAGCAAAAAGAAGGCGCTGGCTTTCCCATCGGCTTTTGGCCCAAAAACGAAGCCTGGACGACTGAAGGCTGGGCCTGGGCATAGTGGCGGCAATACAATTATGAGGCCATATGTGACTCACAAGGGAATTAAGCCGCGCAAGTTTGACGAAATGATACAGAAACGGAGGAAGCCGTGGTACAAAAAGCAGATGCAAAGAGCGATGCGAAAAGTGTCGAGGGTGAGCGGCCACAAGCTGTAAGGCCGCGCAAGGTCACGGTCTGCGGGAGAATTGGCCCAAACGTGATTGTAAAAGATGGTGGCCGTTATGCGCTGCTACCCAAAAACGTAGTGGTAGACGGCAAGGCGCTCGCGGACGATCTGGCCGCTGCGCCCGACTACGGTGTAGCCTGGGAGAAGCTCTTGCCAAGCAAGGGCGGCGCGGAACTAGCTGCGGTATTGAGAGCAAGAGGTATTTGGACGATTGATGACCTAAACGCAAACTGGCCCCTCGCCAAACGTTTGCGGGTTGGAGTATGTGACGTAGATATGGCCGATGTGCTGAAGCAGGCCGAAGAGAAAAAGGAGTAACAATATGGCAACTTATCTTTCGAGTGCTCACGGAGCAGTGTTTATCCAGATCGACGGCCCGAACACGGCAACGGCCTATCTGGGCTGTCACGACATGGGTGATATTGCGGAGCCGATGGGCGACATAGCGCGGACGTTCTGTCCGGATCCCGGACAGCCGGGCAAGTACAACGTGGCGCTCAGGACGCAGGGCGCGCCGGGCGAGGTAACGTTTGATATTTCCTTCCCGCTGGGGTCGGTGGTTGACTATCTGGAAGAGGCGCGGCGAACGGGCTGCTCGTTCCCGGTGTATGTGAACTATAGCACGTGCGACAGGCCCGATAACTTTTTGCGCTACGCTGCAAAGGATCGCGGCGAGGTTTTGCAGGATTGCAGCATAACCAACATCGTCCGTACCACACCGGCAACGAGAAACGTTGATGGCGGCGCGCCGGGCGAGGCGGGCAAGACGGTCTCGTTTTCTAGCAAGGCAATCGAGGAGTACTTCATGCTGGTGGATACGCGGCGAGCCACGATAGAAGACCAGATTTTGCGCGATATTGCGTTCTGCAACAAAGCGCAGTGCCAAGGCCCGTGTGGGGCGGCGCAGCACGTTTGTGACGAGGGCGTGATTGTCTGCGACTTTGATGGTGGTGTGGCTATAGCCGATGTTCTGTTTACCACGGATGCTGGTGTAACCTGGGCAGGCATAGTATGTCCGTATCTGATTACGGAAAACGTCTCTAGTGTGGTCTGCTTCCCGATGGATATGACCACCACGCGCGTGATCATAGCGCGAGGCACGCCGGATGCTGGCGCGGCTGATGTAGCGTGGACAGATGATAGCGGCGCTAACTGGAACATCGTGGACGTTGGCGCGACGAATACGGAGTTTATTCCCTCGGCGGGCGGCGGCGGCTTGTTCTCGCTAGGCCAGAATCACATCTGGGCCTGCACGGACACGGGCGCTGGCGCGGCAGGGGCGATTTACTTCTCTGGCGATGCTGGACTTACCTGGACGCTACAGACTGCGGCGGCCACTGATGCGCTCAACTATATCCGCTTTTTGGATAAAGACATTGGCCTTTGCGTCGGTGATACGAACGAAATCCAGTATAGCGACGATGGCGGTACTCACTGGACGGCTCTTGTCGGCCCAGTGGCGCAGAACGCGGTGAACTGTACCTGTTGCGAAATCCTGGACGAGAACCGCTACTTCATTGGGTACTTGGACGGCACGCTCTGGTACACGCAAGACGGTGGCACGAACTGGGCACAGAGAGTAATTCCTGCGGCCTTCGCGGGCGGCGGGACGACGACTATCTATGACATCATGGCAGTGGACGACTACTGCCTCTGGATGGCGACGCACTCCACGACCGCCGCGGGGGCGGCGGAGATGGGCGCGATTTACCGCTCTATCAACGGCGGCGAGGCCTGGGAGAGCTGGGGCAGCGATGCGGCCCTTCCTACCGGCTATCGGGCGCTCTGGGCTTGCAGCTATAACAAAGCCTTTGCGGTCGGCGACGTAGCGACCACCAGCTATATCGCAGAAGTCGGCGAGAGCTAAACAACATAACGTAACGCGGGGGGAATGGGAGCGCGTTACGCAAAAGAAACACTAACTAGCAGCGCTCTACCGCGTGTCATCCCGATCTCCCTGGCACGCGGAGGGCGCATTGTTAAAAAGGGGAGATCATGGCAACTGAAAAACTGGACGTATACATAACGCAAGGGGGGCTTGAACTCAAACTCAAGCCAGTGCAAAACGTGACGCTGTTATTTGCGGCGGCGCAAGTGGAAGAGCAATACCGCGCAGACGGCGAACCCGTCGATCCGCCAGAGTATGAGTCGATAACGGCTGGCGGCGATGTAGAGCTAAACCCGATGACAGAGGAGACGCTTGAAGATCCGCAAGACCCAGCAAAAACGCGGCGCAACAAGGCGGCCTGGGCCAAGCATCAAGCTGCTGTCAAGCGGATGGAAGCCGACAAGGTCGAGGCACAGGCGCAGGCTATGCTCGTGTTGGGCATCGAGTACGAAGTCGAGGACGACGCCGAATTTGAAGCGAAAATCAAGTGGCTTGGACAGACCATCCCCACAGACGAATTTGACAAAAAGGCGTTTTATCTAGCGCACAAGGTTCTGACCAACTGGGATTTGACGATGATCATGCCCCAGATACAGATGCTATCTGCTGGTAAAGGAGTCAAGCCAGAAATGGTAGCAACGTTTCGAGCGCGTTCTGAACGTGCGATGGGACACCAGTTCGCGACCATTAATAAGCGGCTTGGAGTCCTCGCAGGGGTGGTGGACGAGCCAGGAGTTTCTGGGGATGAGGACAGCGAAGGCGTGGAACCGGACGCCTGAGGAATGGGACGAACTATCTGATAAAGACAAGGCTCGCATGATAGCCTTTGACAACATTGAAATGTTGATGCGCAACAGGGAGATCGAGGAGCCAAGCTAGTGGAAAAAATCGGCCTCGCAGCCGTAATGAATATGAGCAATTTTGACAAGGGCCAGAAGAAGTATAACTCTGGACTTGGCAAAATGACGGCAGCCACAAATACTACCGCGCAAAAGACAACATCTGCCCTCAAGATGATTGGCTCTGTAATGATAGGTACGCTTGGCGCACAGGCCATGCGAGCCGCTGTTGCGGGCGTCAAAGAGATGGTTGGCATGGCAACCAGCATACCGCCGATCTCGGCGGCCTTCCGTAATCTCGGCGGTTCGATAGAAGAGATGCGCAAGGGATCGATGGGCATGATTGCCGACGTCGATCTCATGAAGTCATTCAACACCGCCGCCTCCCTCGTATCAGAAGACTTTGCCAAAAAGCTCCCCGAAGCGATGGGCTACCTCGCCAAAGTCAGCGCCTCCACGGGCGAGTCCATGACCTACATGATGGACAGCATTGTAAAGGGCGTTGGCCGCATGTCCCCGATGATCCTCGATAACCTCGGAATCCAGGTAGATATGACAGCGGCGAATAAAGAGTATGCGGCCGTGCTTGGCATCACCGTAAAAGAGATGTCCAAGACGCAAAAGCAAACCGCCTTAATGAACCAGGTTATGGAAAAGCTGGCCTTCAACACCGCTAAAATGCCGGACGTTGCAGGCACGGCGGCGCAGCAAATGGCGAACTTTGGCGTGACCATGGAAAACATCAAGGCCATTGTAGGGCAGGCGCTTTTGCCTGTGTTGCAGCAATTCATGGACATCCTAACCCCGCTAGCCGAGCAGATGCGCGATGTTGCACAAAGTACAGAATTCCAAGACACGATGCAAAAGATCGGCGATAGCATTGCCTGGGTTATCGATCACGTTAGCAACTTTAGCGACGGCACGGTAGAGATGATCGAAAAGGTGGGTTTGGTTGTGGGGGCTGTTGGTGCTTTGGGCGTTGCCTTTACGCTTCTATCCGGCCCCATGGGGCCTATCATTTTGATCAGCACGGCTATTCTAGGACTGATTGAGCTATACGACCAGCTTGAGAAAAAGCAAGAAAAGATCAGTAAGCAGATTCGAGCATCTACACCCGCCCTTGTTAAGGCAGCTAGTAGCTATGAAGAATATAAGCGTGCGGCTGTAGATGCTACCGTTGGTATAGAGGGCTTTGCGGCTGGAACGCGCAAGGGCCAAGAGCACATGGAGCGCATGGTCAAGGAGGGCCTAATCGTCAGCCAAGTGGAATTTAATCGTTTGCGCGGCGATGTTGAGACTACCACTATGTCAATGTCTGACAACGCAGAGATGCAAGCGCGACTGGCAAAGGAATCCAAGTTTGGCCTAGAGCCAGCGATACAAGCCACTGCCGAAAGCTTTGTAGAAGCAACAGCGCAGCTTGAAGAATACCAGCACGAGAGCGAGATGTTGCCCGCATCCGTTGTAGGGGTCATCGATTCGATGGTAGCTGTCCAGGAAAGCATCCAGGCGGCGCTATCATCTGAGAAGGTCACGGCGCAGCTAATCAAGATTCAGCAGGCCGTTGGCAAGCAGGAACAGGTCATGCTTGCCATGCAGACCAAGTACGATGCCGATGTTGCCAAGAAGCAATTCGAGCATGACCGCAAGATGCTCATAGCCAGGCAGAAATACGATCAGGAATATGCGCGCCTAATTGCCGGTGGAAACACGGAAGAAGCCAACAAGCTAACGGCGCAATTCAACCGCACCAAGACAATCAGTCAACGCGAATATGCGGCGGCACAGCAGCTACAAAAGATAGACTTGGTACGCAAGCAAATCCAACGGGTACGCGCCAATATCATTGAGCTACAGGGGATGCGCGACCAGACCTTGCGCGTAATGCAGGAACAAGTCAAAGCAGAGACGGCCAAGGGCAAGCAGCTAACGTTAGATCAAATCAAGACCCTGCGACTGATTGCGCAGGCCGGTTCTGATCAACTACAAAAAGAGACCGAATTTTACATAGAGCGCGCGCAGAAACTTGTCGATTTTGGCAAAGGCCAAATTCGCACCGCGCAAACTATCGCGGAGGGTATTGCCAGCGTTACTGACGAGGAGGGCGCAGCCGAGGTAGCAATAGGTATACTTGGCGAACAGCTTCAAGCATTACAAACCGAGCTCAATGCCATGCCGCCCATGACCCTGCCACCGATAGATTTGCCAGACGTACCCTCGGCTACCGATATAGGCGCGGTAACAGAACCGGCAACCACGGCTATGAGCCAAGTCGTCAACGATATTGCGCAGGCCGTTACGGCAGCCAAGCAAGCCATTGCCGATCTCGTGGAGTTTGATCTGCCAGTAGGCGTAGAGAAGGGCCTGGAGCACGTAGCCGAATTTATCGTTATGGCAGTAGAGGGCTTTTATGCTATCCATGACGCCATAGCGCCGAAGGTCAAGGGACTTGCGGTCGTTATGGGGCCGGTCAAGCAACTGATGGAAGTCGTTACAGCGTCGGTAAAGGCTCTGAGCAGCTTTGGCGCAGACGCGATTACAATACCAGATATGAAGCGCTGGGCCGACCAACTGCGCGCTGTGCTTGGTGCAATAACCTCTGTGATTCTGGATGTAAGAGATAGCGTCGGGCGATGGGAGCTGGTAGGTGCAGGGAACATAGCAGACAAGATAAGCAAAATTGTAAGCGTTGTCAAGGCGGGCGTAGATGCTCTGGCGGCACTAGCAACGTTCAGCCCTCATGCGACATATCCCATGGAGGCGTTCGTTCTTGCCCTTGGCAGACTGGCAGACCAACTACGCAACCTGGACGTTGATCCTGAGGCGGGGTTTGACGATATACAGAACTTCTGGGCGAACGTTGCCGACCTAATTAGGGTAGTCAAGCCAGGGATAGACGCACTTACAGCATTGGCCGCATTTGAGCCCGGAATCTCATTGTATGGCGAGGAGTTTGTAACAGCGCTTAGAGACTTGTCAAGCGAGCTAAAGAATTTGCCCGACCTGGACACAGAGGACGAATTCAAGGACATACGCGCATTCTGGGATAACGTTGCCGACCTGGTGGCCGTAGTTGCGCCAGGCGTGGCGGCACTTGCATCGCTAGCAGGATTCGAGCCAGGCATATCCCTGAACGGCGAGGATTTTGTCAATGCGCTAAGGCAGCTCTCGGACGATCTAAAGAGTGTACCAGATATTGACTTCGAGAATGAGTTTGTAGACATAAGAGCGTTCTGGGATCGTGTCAAAGACCTAATCGGTATTGTCAAGCCAGGAGTAGACGCACTTGTGGCGCTAAGTCAATTTAGCTCTAAAATGACCTTCTCGGGTAAGGCATTTGCGGATGCGCTTGTCA